GGTCCTCATTTTTTCGCCTCCTCCGTGCCCGTGTCTGCCAGGTACGCGTCCGCCCACGCGGCCGCCGTCGCGCGCTCGAATTCCGCCTGCGCGGCCGCCCTCACGCGGTCGTAGTCCGCCCGCGCGGCCGCCCTCACGCGGTCGAATTCCGCCCACGCGGCCGCCGTCGCGCGGTCGAATTCCGCCCACGCGTCCGCCGTCGCGCGGTCGTAGTCCGCCCCCGCGGCCGCCCTCACGCGGTCGAATTCCGCCTGCGCGGCCGCCGTCGCGCGGTCGTAGTCCGCCTGCGCGGCCGCCCTCACGCGGTCGTAGTCCGCCCACGCGGGCGCCGTCACGCGCTCGAATTCCGCCTGCGCGGGCGGGCGGAGGAGATGCGATGCAGCCCACCGCCAATCGAAGTCAGCTGCATGCGCAACACAGCGCTCGCGTGTGACCTCGATCGAGCGCCCGAAGAGCGTCCGGAATTTGCGGCGCTGATCCTCGCATGCGCCCGCAGCGACGAGCTGCCACAGTGTCAGGGTCCTAGATGAGTGGTCAGTCATATTGTTCTCTTTTTATCGAGATGTAGATATGTGCGGGAGCGGTCGCGAAGAATCGCAGTAGCGCTGGACACAGCCATCCGTGTAGCTCGGTGCTGTGCATCTGGTACCAGTCGCCAGATACAGTGTCGTGGCGCTCATGGTCGAGTCGATAGGCCGCGCCGGGGAACGGCGCAGCGCTGATGATCGCAGTGAATGACGTGCGCTCACCTACCATCGCGCGGATGATCTCCGGCATGCCTGCGACGAGCGCTTCGCGCGCGAGCCCGCGCGCGGGATCGTCGAACGCCCACACGCCGTCCGCGTAGTAGGGTGATATGACCATGAGTTCGTTCCCCGTGCTCATGGCGTGGCTGCATGATCGCGTTGCGGCCTCGCGGCAGCTATTTGTCGGTCGAGCCAGCACGTTCCCGTGCAGCCGCAGGGAAGAATTGCGCGTGCGAGCGCGTCTTGCGTCTGCGCCATGACTACCACCGCCCTTCGCTGGTCACTAGCCCGTACTGCACGGCCTGAGCGTAGGTGATCGTGGCCTCCTCGATATCGCTTGCCGTGCGCGGCGTGCCAGCATGGACGCAGGATTGCGTCGGGCGCGTAAGCGACAGGTGGTTAGCAAGATCAAGAGCGTTGTGGATGATGCGATAGACGCGCAGGCGCGTATCGCCCCAAGCCTCATACTTTTCATCGTGGCCGAAAATAACGATGCCGTGGGTCGCGGGGAGAACTTCGAGTTTCGCTCGCAGCTCCTCGCCACGAACACGCTCGATCTCGCCGAGGCGTCCGTCGATGATATGACGGATCGTATACATGATGCCGTCGTAGACGTGGGGCATCTCGGCGGTACTCATGCGCGCCACCCGCCAAACGATGCGCTGCCGGGCAGCGTAGCGACGATAGCGGTAGCCGCGACGAGCGCGCGGCGCTGAGGGGCGGTGACCGCCTCCGGCCACTGATAGGTGTGGATAGCGAGCGAGCGGTATGCCATGAGTGGTATCTCCTCCTTGCCTGCGGGGCTGCAAGATTATGCGGTCGCGCTGATCCCTCGGCGGAAAATCCTGCCAGGAAATCCGGCTGGTGTATGTATAGTACACCATACACCAGCTCAAACGCAATCTTCTCGACTGCCCACTATATGTAGCCTGCCTACTTTCATTGTCTGTGTCCCCATTGGCTCCTCGTCCTGCCGTCCGGCAGTCTCGTCACTCCGGCATCCTATCACACGCTACGTGTAGGTATCCCGTATGAGGTGAGTAGTGCGCCTATCACGTACATATGTTCGCGTACGGAGTATGCCACTGCACGCACTCATACGCGCTCGCACGCGCCCAAAGCTGGACCCTCTCGTCCGTAGGGAGGCCCATCGAAGTTATCGGGGAGTACTCCAGGTCATCCGAACTGCGTAGACCGGGCTTCCACGAAGCCGGGCGTATCTTAATGTTCACGCGCCCATTGCGATAAAAGTATCTATTAAGACTTACGGTTAGTATGCTAAGTAAATGAGCAGGCGCCGATTCCCTCGTGGTGCATGTCACCAAATTAAATATTTGAGGATGTACGGCCATCCGCGTGCGGTCGGCGCACTTGCCACGCATACCCACCTCGGGGTGGCAACCCGCGCGCACGGCGCGCACTTGAGACGGGTTTACAAGGCTGAGTCTTCAGCCGGGTTGCCCGAAATTTTTTGAAAAAAAAAAAAAAACGGGCTTGCATACCGGTGTATAAACGGTGTATGATTGCCGCACGCTACGCCGTTTTTAGGTTTCGGCGGCGTAGCGGCTGATACAAAGAAAAACGTGGAGGGACGGGGTATGCGTCGAGGCTGGCTATTCTTCCAAGCGCGGCTTCGCGCGTTGATCGATCAGATGCGCGGAAAGACGGCGCTGCCGGACCCGCAACCGATCGGCGACTTTCGCCTGCGCACGAAAGACGCGGTGGACTTCCTGCGCAATACGGCACGAGGGGCAGAGTCCGGCCTCAGTAAGCGGGCTCGCGCAGATGCGGCACGTCTGCTTGCCCGCAGTCGGATCGACCGCGGGGAGCGGGGGTAGACTGGGCGTGCGACGCCCGCGGCGCTTCCAGGCACGGGTCCGGCAGTTTACGCCGCAGTACCACCGCTGGCCGACAAGCTGGAGACCGTTAGCGTTGAGGTGCGTCCCATCGAACGGCGAGCCGCAAGCGGCGCACGTGCGCGGCGCAGCTACGAATGGGGGGCGCGCGCGGTACGGAACCTTGGTCAACTTGTCGCGGTATGGCATCACTTGTATGATACGAGGCATGACCCTTGAGACACAAGACGAAGATCGCCCCACAACTCAACCCGGAACGCGAGCGGTCGCGCGGGATGACCGAAACGCTGCGCGCCGTCGCGAAGTTCGTGCGGAATTACGGGTTCTGGCCGAGGCAGATCGAGCTTGCCCGGACCATGCGGGCCACGTCGTATGCCGTCGGGTGGTACCTGCGAGCGCTGACCGAAGAGGGGCTGCTCGAACGCAAACGGCCGTATCGACGGGGGATTTACGGGATCACCGCTGCAGGGTGGACGATGCTCGGCGTGCTGCCGGTGGCGCCGTACGTACCGCGGCCGACAGTGGGAACGCAGCGTGCGGCGCTCACGACGGCGGTCGCGCGCAGGGTCGTGCGCGCGCTGGCCGGACGTGGTGGTCTCGATGAGTAGCCTGACCGGAGCGACGGGGGCGATGACGTGCTTCCCCCGGCAGGGTAACGTGGTATTTTTGATTGTACAAGTGGACGAGGAGGGAAGAACGTGCACGGAAGTGACATCGGAGTTTACTCCGCACAAGGCGAAGTCGATCGCGTGCGACTTGATCCGCGCCGCACAAATTGCCGAGCGGGAGATGCCGGAATTATGAACGAGCAGGAGCAACGCGCGTGGGGGCGTGTACCGACGCCGGAGCAATGGTGGCTGACGTGGGGGCACTAGTCGTGTTGTTTGGGTGCCTAACGATCGGCGCACAGGCTTTGAAAGAGGACGCTCTCGCGCATCACCGCGACGGGCGAATCAACGCCTTTCAGAATAGCGGACCGATCGCGCTTGGGCTCCTAACGCTTATATGCTTCGCGGCGCTCGTGGCGCAGATCGCGAGAACATTCTAGTGGACCTCTGGACGGGATTCGTGTGCCTGCTTGCAACGCTATGGATCGTTGGCGGCGTCGGCGTTGTGGCGATCGTAAAGTGGCCGACCGATGTGGAATGAGGGGAGCGTATTTGCCTGCCTCCTTGTAGCCGCGCTTGGAGGCTGGGCGTGGTTCATCACACGCATGGCTAGCGCCGTCATGGAAATGGCAAAGGCGTTCGAGATCGCGGAACGCGTGGGCGCGCGGATCGATCAACGTACGGCAGAGTTCATGGCTATGCAAGCGAAGCGGATCGCGAAGGCGCAAGAGAATGCGGATACGGCAAAGGGCGGCGGCCCGCGAATACTGGACGATGAGGCAGAGATGGCCTTCGAAGCGAAGCGGCTCGGTATCCCCTTGAACATGTATGGGGGACCGCCAACCGATGAAGAGGGTACTGGGTTACCTGAAATGCCGATGCCGGTCGAAGGCTAGCGCGTGCCACGGAAAAAGCTACCGCCACAGGACGTTCTTGAGGATCGATTCGGTACGGCGATCATGCCTGCCGTGGTCATTCGTCATCCGCACGAGCATGAGCGCAAGATCGACCCATACCTCGCGCTTGAGGGCGGGGTGGCAGTGCAAGAGGCGGCTCCGGCTAAACCCAAGAAGGCGCGTAAGCCGATCAAGCAGCAGATCACCGACGACCTTGCCGCGGCGCAAACGCACGCGAAAGAGCGTGGTCGTCGGTACGATCTTTACTTGGACGCGCTCTTAGAATTTGCGGGCGATCGTGTGTCTGCGCTCGCAGCAGTATTCAAACTCGATGCGGATGAAGTCATCGCGCGGTACGACGAGCTTATAGAAGAAGTACAGATCGGCGTGCCGCATAGCTCCGTGAGTGAAATGTTAGAACGCATGGACGTAAGCCAAGCGACGCGCGTGAAGGTGCTACGCAAATGGATGCTGTCGAATAATCCAGCAGCCGCACTGAAGTCGGTTGAGATGATCGGCGAGATCGACGATAAACCGCGCTCCGGTAATCTCTACGAGCGGTATATCCGGGTTGTGTTAGACGAGGCTGAATGAACCTCTACACGCCCGAAGATTTAATGACTGTCGAGGAGTTCCTTCGATCTAAGTTCGGCGATTCACGCCCGACGAAAGATACACTCGCGCAGTGGCAGTATGCGGAACTTCGACAGTTCGCCCGCTCTCCGCATTTCGCCGTATCCAACTACTTTATGACGCGCGACGAGATTACCAATAACCTCACGCGCATGCGTCCATTCACCGGCCAAGCGATCCTTTCCGTGTGCTATGAAGCGCAGCGGCGCGCTGGATACGCACGGCAGATTTGGGAATATAAGCCGCGGCAATGCGGGTGGACTTCTTGGGACCTCGGACTTGCGATCCTCAACGCATTGCAGCCAAACCGGAGTTCATTGATACTCGTCGATGACGAAGATGTGGGCGATAAGATCGCTACGAAGGTCGCGACGATGGTCAACTCGATTCCCGACTGGATGCAGCCGATGCGGCGTTTACAGTCGCTCAAGTACATTCATTTCGAGAATCCGAATCCGAAAGAACGTATTTACGAGCCGGGGCTAAACTCCAGTTTGCAGATTGCCGTGCCGACTTCGTTTCGCGGTGATACGCCGCCGTTCGTGCTGATCTCCGAGTTCGCGTTTATGAACGATCAACGTAAGGCACTTGTGACCGAGGGCTTGATTCCGGCCATGCATATGACCGAGCACGTCACGCTCATCGTCGATACTACCCCCAATGGGTTCGACTTGTATTACGAGCCGAAGATACGCGAGATCATGGCAGATAATCCGAAGTGGACGAAACGGATTATGGAAGCGCGTAATCTCACGGCGGAACAAGTGCTAGCGGGCAAGCTCGGGGTACCGGATCGGCTCGATCGCGCGGTTCCTGCTATCTCGTTCTGGCACCACCACGAAGGGTATACGACCCGCGACGATAATCCGCGGGGCGAGTTGCGAAAGATGACACGCGAGCAGATCGGAGAACTACAGTCATCGATTGGCCAGATGAACCGATACGGTAACGAAGAAGAACTACACCTTCAAAAATACTGGAATCTTTCAGACGGCCAGCTGTATTGGCGGCGTAGAAAGATCGATAATAGTAACGCGCCGACGCCAGAAGCGCGGCTTTTAAGCTTTCACCAAGAATTTCCGGCAGATATCGATTCGGGGTTCGTCAATTACGAGCGGTCCCCGTTTGACTCGGAATGTATGGACGCGGTAATGCGGCAGGGCTGCGTGCCGAAGGCTCGGGGTATCCTGCGCGAAAACGACAAAGGCGTGATCGGCGTAGATCAAACATTCGTGTCGGACTGGCAAGAGTTTCGGCTCTATGAGCCTCCGCGCTCGAATCAAATGTACTCACTTGGTATCGACACACAGACCAATTTCGAATCCATCGAGTCGGATGCGACCGTTTGCCAAGTCGTGCGGTTTAGCGATCAAAAGGTGTGCGCCACGTATGAAGCGCGCGTCCCGGCCCACACGCTCATGAAGCAGCTTTGGCTCATTTATCTCTGGTACCAGCATCCGTACTATGCGATCGAAACGAAGGGCATCGGATTCGCACTGGTCCGCGATTGTATCGACATGGGCATGACAAATTGCTACTATTGGAGGCGGTACGATAAAGATCACGCGGAACCTACGTCTTTTCCGGGCTGGGATACAAATGCGCGAACTAGACCGCTCATGGACGAAGTGCTCATCAAGGGAATCTGCGAGCGAAATCCCGAGACAAACCGGCCAATGCCGGGATTCATTTGCCCTGACCGATCGACGCTCAAGCAGCTTCAAAGCCTAACGCGTACACAAACCGGCGCGCTTAAGGCCCAGAACGGGCACGACGACTGTGCAGACGCCCTCGCGATCGCGCTCTACATTCAGCGCGACCCGTGGGGCGGCTTCGTCAAAGATATGAACAAGCGGAACAGCACAGGTAAAGCGGAAGATTTTGAGCGTGCATTCGCAGAGGCCGAGCACACCGCAAAACGATTCGGACCTCGTACATACGGCGGTTCTCGGAACCAGCCGGACGTGAGTACTATCTAAGAAGGAGTACAGAATATGGCACTACCAGTTATCGGCGCAATACAAGCCGTACCGCTCGAAGAGCGGATACGAATTGCAATGGTGTTTCTTCAGTCCGTCGGTCCCGTCGCCGAATCCAAGACGACGGTCAACGCCGGAGTAGCAACGACGGAAAGCACACTAGTGAAGGACGATGTGTATGAGCTACGCCAGGCATGCGCGCGTTTTCTTCACGATATTGTTGATCCGTCTCAACAAGAAGCAGTCGATCTGAAAGCGTGGCAGAAATGAGTGAACGTCCGATCATCAAGCAGGTCGATATTTCTCCATTCTTTATCCAACCGCACGGAGATCGGCTACTCGTCGAGGCCGTCGAACTGGATAACACTATCGACGCAAACGGACATACCCTATATACGGCTCCGATGAATAATCGCGACCGCGACGGAAAGCTTACGGAAGAGTGGAAGCGCGGCTTCTGCGCCGGGATCGTGATTCACGTCGGCGATGGGCACGTCCTCACGACGCCTATTGCTACGCAGGCGGTCACGATGAAGCTCGGCTATACGAAAGAAGACATTGAGGCTGGCGCCTTATCGACGGCCCCTGGACTACGCGCGTACGATCCGCAAACCGGCGACGGTATCGTTGCGGTGGATTCGCCAGCGCGAGTGCCGATGCCGTGGAAGCGTGGCGATGTCGTACTTATTGAACGACTCGCGAAGCGCGAGATCACGCTAAATGGCCGCGTGTACGCGATGGTGGATCAAATGGACGTACTCGCGACCGCAGTCAATCTCAAGTACGTGCTGCGTATGGATGGCTCGTGGGTGAGTATGAATGAAGCCTTAGAACAAGGACTTGTAACTATGCCCGCCGGTGATGCGCAACCGCAGCCAGAGACGATCAATGATGCGGAAGTGCCGGTAGCATAATGCGTAAGGTGAAGGCGTTCCTTGAAAAAATGTTGGACCCGCGGGGCCCGCTCGGTGCGGTTATATCCCCGTCCGATGTGTTTAAGGAACGCTCAGGCCTTCCCATTGATGCGCCGCACACGATGCGTCTACAGGCGCAGAAAGCCCCGGATTTTGCAGAACACGCCCTCGCTCCCGAGCGAGTTGAGTCTACTACCGCTATCGTACCCAACGGAAGAATCCGTATGGTTTCGGCTTACGTCGAAGAGAGATGGTCCCCGATCTATGCGCAGCCTACGTCCATTACGGAGGCAATACGTGCAGTCAACACTGCGAACAATATCGTTGGGTGGCGTGTATCGCAGTTCGTACGAGCGGATGTATGCGACTGTCCGGGAGCAAAATTCGAAAACGACCACGGAAAAGTGGCGCATGTGGCATGCGGTCGTGCTGCGCCGTCTAAGTGCGACGCAGATGACTATATCGAGAACATAGCGTCGCTTTCGATACCGGCCGCCGATGACTCGTATAACGTATTTATGCCGACCGTTCCCGGGCAGGATTCGATTGCTACTCCATTCGGGATTGCTAAGGGCGGTACACGTATCACGCAAGGTCGTCGCGAGTACCGCGAAAAGACGGCAGGTTTTGCGCATTGGGATTCCGGCACGATGACCGAGCGCGCACGTGCGCAGCACGGTAAGAAAGTCGCTATGCAAGAGCGCCTAGAAAAGCATACGGAGGGCGCAATCAAAGCGCTCCCGCCAAAGATGGTGAGTAAGCCGATAAGCGCAGCGCGCGCGCGGGCGGGGGATTAGATGAGCAATATCGCACGTCACGCTAGACGCGAAAGCCAAAAGCAAGTACATAAGCTGCTCAAGGGGACAAAACTTCCGTATGGGTATAGTATGACCGACTGGGAAAACCGCGGCGATGACTATTTTTCGGAGGTGTATAAGAAGGCGTTTGACCCGCCGAACGAATACATACGCATGAAGATCACGATCACTCTGCGTGACATGCGTGCTTATCAGGAAGATATACCGGAGCTGATCGCGGCTAAAACGGAAGCGGCAATTGCCGCATGCGAGTCGTATATCGCCTCGCGTAGAGGAGAAGCGTAATATGGGGCTCTTCGGTACCGACCGCTCATCCCTCGGAGCAATTACGGCGGGCTCGTGGTATGTGCAGGCACCGCCGAGCGCGTGGAACGAACGGCAGCAGGTCTACACGGAACCCAACGCCGATCCGCTTGTCGAGTGGTGCGCGAATGCCGAGGGTATCCTTCGGCGTGAAAAGACGCAGATCACCGAAGAGATGACTGCCGCCATGAATTTGTATAAGGGCGGCACCCCGTGGTGGAGCAAGCGTCCACGCTGGAAAATCGGAAAACGGCTAAACTGGTGCTACTGGGTTCCACAAAAGTGGACGCAGGTGCTTAATGATTCATACTCCAAGATCAACTACGCGGCGTATAAAGTAGAGGACCAACGCTTTGCGGATATTGCAACGGCTGCGATCAAGCAGGCGGCAATCGATGGAGAATGGGATCGTATCAAACGCTCCATCATCCTAAACTCGCAAATTCAAAAGAAAGCGTTTGGGCGCCTAACGCCGGAAATCGACTCGAACGGATGCCGCGCCGTGCTCACACTCGTGACCGGAGAGCAGATATTTGTCGATCGAAATGCGCACACGATCGACGACGCCGAAGTCATCATGTACGAGTATCCGAAATCAGCGAATTACATTTTCTCGAAATGGCCGAAGCTTCGTGCAAAAATGCGCGGGCAGCGTCGCGAAAACCAAGGACACCCAGAAGATACCAACCGCCAAGAAGTGCTTTCGCCGTCAACACAGCAGTTACTACCGACCGGAAATTCTGTGACGAATGCGCCGTACACAGCGCAATCTAACCCGCCGGATAATGCAGGTTCAACGTCGGGATTTATGGTGCGTGAGTTTTGGACGTTTCCCAAAAAGACGACGAAGGTTTCGTCTGTTAAATTTACCGTTGCCGGTGACCCTGTAACGCAAGAGAAGTATACGCGGTTTAAAGACGGAAGCGAAGATCCATTACGCCGTGTGATTACCGAGGGTAATATCATCTACGAATGGCCGCAGAGCTTCGTCGATATTGTCGTCGGTATGGAAGAACTGGGCGGGTTGCGTATTTTAAAAGACATGCAAGCGGTCGAGGTCGTTAAGGACGATAAAGAGTATCTACTCTATCCGTTCGGGCGCTTAACAATCATCGTCGATAACCAGTGGCGTGCCGAGGATCGAATGAACCCGCTTGGCTACACGCCGTTCATCGAGATCGAGTCAAACCCAGACTGTGTGTTCTGGGGCCAATCGAATGTCGATATTATCGCTGATGCATACGAATACTATATTCGACTTCTCTGCTCGCTACTTGACGCTGCAAACCTGACGAGTAATCCGGTATGGCGCATTCTTTTGAGCGAAGAAATTTCCGACGACGATATTACGAATGCGCCTGGCGCAATCATGCGCGAGACGATGATGTCGTTGAAACTTTCCAAACGTGAGCCTGGCCCGGATATGCCGCCGTACGTTATGCAGTTGCTACAGCGCATTGAAGATACGATCATGAAGCTGTCCAACCTATCTGAGATCGCAACCGGACAAGCGAAGTTCAAGGGGCAGCAGTCGGCAGAAACAGTGTCGATGTATCAGGATACGGCGGCGGTGTCGTTCCGTGATGCGCTCGGGTCGATTCAACGCTTTGATGTCAAGCTCGGCAATCAGTTCGTCAAGCTTATGTCGCGCTTCTACACAACGCCGCAACTCGTTTCGGTGAAGAACGCGGCAGGCGTCGATGAGTCTATTCCCTTCCTCGGTACGCACTTTGTCACGCCATTGCGGACAGAAGCGAAGCCTGGAAGTTCCATGCCGAATAGTCCGACGGCGCGCTTGAATATGATGCTGAACATGGTGCAGTCGGGGCAGCCACTCGTCGATCTGCCGGAAGTGTGGAGCCTCTTCGAGCAGGTCGGATATATCGATTCAGCGTCTGCGTTGGAGCGGCGCATCGAGAAAGAGATGGCCGATCCGCGTCAGGCGTGGAAAGTTCCAGGCCGTCCGCAGCAACAGCAGCAGGGCGCAAAGCAGGCGAAAAAAGCGAACGGGCGGCGATCGAATAAAAAGCAGGGCTAGAGAGAGTAAGGGAGTACATGCTATGATGCAGACGATGGAACGCGAAAGGGATTCAACGTGAGCACAGTACCACCCGGACCCGGGCCTGTGCCTGGGGCACCGCCGGGGGCGGCACCGCAGCTTCCGGTAATCCCGCCAGGCGGTCCGGCCGCACCATTACCGCCGCCGCGTCCACCGCAAGCACCGGGGTCGGGGCCGCTTGCGAATATTTTTCAGAACGTTTCGAACGAGATGTCCGAGGGCTGGCAGATGCTCGACGGCACGGTTCGTATGCTCAAGCTCGCGGGCGCGCACGCGGACTTCGCGGAGAGGCCAGAAACTTCCGCAGTCATCACGGACGCGATTCACACGTTGAGCACACTGGTTTCCCATCATCAAGGTAAGGGGCGACAAAACGACGCCGGGCCGTTAAGCTCGTCGCCGGACACGGCCGACCTCCCCGACGACGGTGGGGATAACGGCGATTCGAGTGCCGCATTCGACTCCGCGGACGCGGGGACGGTGCCCGAAGCGTAGATGGGCCTGTCTAGGCAAGAAAGGAGGGTAGAAATATGCGTGGTCGCAAAAAGGCTAAGCAAGCTGGCGGTCTGAAAGAACATGTGATGCGTCACAAAAAGGGCCGCAAAAAGTCATCCCGGCGCGGTCGTAAGCACGGTCGCAAGTAGGCGCTCATCGTCGGTAAGCTGACGAACCGATCCCAGGCGGGGCTTACTCCGCCTGGGATTCACTTTCTCTAAGGGGTACGATCCGATGGCAGTTGACATCAAGAAAACGCACAGTGTGCCGTCGCCCGCCGACGTGCATGAGATGGGCAAGAAACTCGCAAACGATCTGTTGCAGAAGGCCGAAGGCGCAGATAGTGGCGCTTCGACGCTCCAACAAGTCACGGCCGCGGCGATGCCGGACTTCTCCCGAGCGACCGCCGCGATTGACGAAGAAACCGGCAAGCCGATTCTCTCGGGCCAAACGATTCAACCGACGCGTGAAGAGATGCACCCGGAAGGGGGGCAGATTCCGTCGAGTACCGCGCAACTCGATCGAGCAGTCGCCGAAATCGAAGGGCGAGCGGTGCCCGAGCGCGATGAGCGCACCGGCCAGTTCAAGGCCGATAAGCCCGCGCCGACGCCCGAAGAGCAGCAGATTGCTTCCGACGAGTCAGCGGCCGCCGCGCTCCGCGCGCAGCGCAAAGAGACTGCGGCGCCCGCGCCTGCGGCGCAAGCGGCAGATGATTATGAAGACGTATCGTACACAGACGACGATACGGGCGACACGTTCGTCGTGCGCGCGCCGAAGGCTGTCGCGAAGCGCGTCCAGCAGGGCTACGCGCGCCGCTCGGCCATGCACCGCAGCGGGACGTTCTTGGGCGAAGCGCGTCCAGTTTTAGAGCCGCTCATCAACGACGGCCGTATGCGGCAGATTCTCCCGCTCATCCAGCGCGCAACGCAGGACGAAGAATTTGGAAATTTCGTGATCGAGGCGTACAACCGACGCGTGACGGGTATGCCGCTTCGTGAGGCACAAGCTCCCGTAGCTGCGGCACCCGCGCCCGCTCCGGCCGCGCCTGCGTACGATGCCGCGCTCGCACTGGACCCCAACGAGGACCCGTATCTCGCTCAGACGCTCGGGCGGGTGCTCACTCCGCTTCAACAGCAGATCGCTGCGATGGCCGCGGACCGTGAGGTCGAGCGTAAAGCGCAAGCCGAGCGAGAGCAACGTGAACTAGCACAGCGTCGGATACAGGAGCAGTCGAACGCTACAGTTGCAGGCATGCATCGAGAATTAGCGCAGATGTATCCGAACGAGTGGACGGGCGACGTGGTGCGCGATGACCAGCTTATCCGCCGCACGCTTGCTTACGCGAATCGATCCGGCCTACTTCAGCGCTGGGGCGCGTCGGTTCCAACGTTGGTACTGGCATACGAACAACTGCGAGATGAGCGCCTAGCGGCGGCGGGGTCACCCGCAGTAGCGGCGATACAAGACGCGGAGCGTAGCGCGGCCCAGCGGGTAGCTGCGAGCAATGCAACGACTCCGGCGGGCGCCGCGCGCGTGACTACGGCTCCGGCGAAGAAGGCGATGCCGAAATTACCGCCAACGCGGCAGAACGGCCAGCAGACGGACATCAAGGAGTTTATGCGCCAAGCGGTTGCTAGGGTAGCTGTGCAAGCAGATGGTATGTAGGTTGTTTCACGTGAAGCAACCTTGACGTAAGACGGGTGTGGCGGTAGGATCAGGCTAGCAGCCAACGACCTTCCGCCTCACGCGGTCCCTGGAAACAGCCCGCAAAGACTGAGCGAAAGTTCTCCGCAGCGGCGAACGACAAGCTACCTAGCTTGAATTACGCAATCCTACGGAGAAAAAACATGGCGTATAACCTCGGCGGATACGACCAACTGAGTGCGAGCTTGGCTGAGTCGTTCGTCCCGTACGTTTCCGACAACACGTTCATTTCGAATCGCGTAACTGAAGTGTTCTACGATTCCTCGCTTCGTGTTGAAGAGGGTCGCTTTCTCGCTGTGCCGCTCTTGACCGGAAAGAACCTCACCGCGCAGTCGTTCGGACAGTACGATACGCTCGCGTCGGGTCCGCAGCAGATTCTCTCTGCGGCCTCGTTCCCATGGTCGTGGTACCAAGCGGGCGTGACAATCGACTACCAGACGCTGCGGCTTGTGCGCGGTATCAACATGCGCGTGGATAACCTCACGCTGCAAATTCAGACGGCCATCGCTTCGCTTGCCGACTTGCTCGGCGGCGATACGACCTCCCTCACGAAAGGCTCGAACGCACAAAGCGGCATTCCGGCGCTCGGTGTGGTTGAGGCTTGCGATAACGGTACGCTCTACAACGTGTACGGCAATATCGCCCGAACCGGAACCAACGCCCTCTCGACGTGGGCAGGATATGACGTGTCCCTCTCTTCGGGCGCGATCGGCACTGCGGCTAACGATGCGCCGCTCAATCTATTCTTGGCGGTCTACGTTGGAACATCGATCGGTTCGGCTACCCCGACACACGTCTTCACACGTCAACAGGGTGTCGGTTCGTACATGTACTCGCTCAACTCGATGATCCGTGTCAGCCCCGGCGACACGGCTAACCCGTACACCGGCGACCCGCATATCTTGAATGCAGTGGTGGTCGGCGACGATCACTTCGGGTTCACGACGAACTCGGGCAAAATCGGGTACACGTTCTACTACGTGAACATGAACCACACGCGCATGTTCTTCTTCGGCGAGAAGGGCTTCGACTACGTTCCGTGGATCGATACGCCTGGCGTGCTCTCGAAAACGTCGCGCTACGTGACGGTGCTCCAGAATGCGTCGGACGAGCCGCGCTTGAACGGGTATTTGGCCAATGTCAACGATCTGCAAAACCTGTAGGTCGTAGGCAATGACGTACTATCCCTACGCCGCTTCGGCGGCCGGAAAGGCAGCCTAAAAATATGGCGAAGAAAAACAACGCGACGTTCGGTGGCTCGCGTCGGGGCTACGAGAATACGCGTGGTAAGGCGGTCGGCGACAATTACCCGGCCGATCGATTCAATAACCCGGTCGATGCCGGAATGTCCACGCCCTTCGGATCGCACGACGAGAAGGACGTGTTCTCGGATAACTCGACAACGTTCGAGGGCGGCGGTGCGAAGTTGCGCAAGGGCGCGTACGACGAACTTTGGGAAGGAAAATAGGCCATGCTTTTGATGCTCCAAGCGGAGGATATGGCGTCGGGTAACCCGTCCTACCTCACCGGCCTCCTACCCGGCGGCGCCAACACGCAAGTCTCAGGAACCACTACAGCGCCGTTCTATTCGGGTCCCTTCCCGGAGTTGATCGTTCGCGAGGTCTTTGACACGACGGCGACGACGCCCGCGGTTAACGGCTCGCTGCTCAACGTCGTTGAGGCAAGCGGGAATAGTCTCGGCGCGAATTGGATCGCCAACGCGACGACGAGTCAGCAGTTCGGCACGTTCATGTACGGGATTGTCTGGCGTCCGGCAATTTCGCAGGGCGCACAGGCCCTCGTCGTGACCAACGGCCCATGCATGGCGCTAGTGTACACCGGTTCGACCGCAGTAACGTACGGTACTCCGCTCGTTGCAGGCGGCTCGACCAACGTTGGAACGTTAACGGCAGTTGCGTCTCCGACGTTCGGCACGATTCTCGCGTTCTCGCTCGGCGTTCTCGCCGGTAGCACGGCTACGCCGACGCTCACCCCCGTCTGGGTCGGAGGCTGCTAGCGTGCACGGAGTCGAGGCATACCAGGGTCCAGGGCCATCCGCGCTCATGCGGGATGCGGCAATCCGCGATCTCGGCAGCGCGGCGCAGGCGGGAGCGCGTCCGCTCGGGACGCTTGCGGGCGAGCCGATTCCAGGCTTGCCGTATAACGCTCCAGGCGTCAGACCGAAAATCTACTTCATCAACCATTCGCGCACGAAGGCGCGAAACGTGGTCAAGTTTGGCGTTTCGTTCCGGCGCGGCGCGCGCCAGGCGATGGCAGGCGACAAGGTACTCAAGGCGGAGTTTGTCGGCCCGCAAGCGGTCTATGATGAAGTCAAAGAGGGCCGGGACATGAACGTGTACGAGCATAAGATCGTACCCGCCGTGTATCGGTTCCAGCATAATAATCGTTGGTACTATATCAAACCGGCGCCGGAAGACGATCCCGAAAATCCCGAACCGATGCTCGTCGTCGATGACGGCGTGTGGGATCGATTCATGGGTAACTACCAGCAGATGCACAGTCAGGACGCGCGCGAGCGCGACGCCGCACTGTTACGCCTTACGGGTATGTGGCCTGCGCCGTACACGCGCAATCCGGTGTTCAAAGCGGTGTACCAGGAAGGCGACGAGACACTAGTCGAGGATGTCGGAGACGAGTCGCGGCAGGAGTTCGGGTACATCGAAATTCGTCGTGTGATTGAGAAGGAAGCGCCGCAGACGGTGGATCGCGATTTCGTGACGGCGCTCGATCTGGTCGAAGGGTAGTAGCAGATGGCAAAGCGATCGCGCGTGATACTCGCAATCGGGTTGCCGATGGAAGAGGAGCCCCCGCGTACTCCCGGTGGGCTCCTCAACGATCTTTCTCCGTGGCGTAATAGTCAAAACGCGGCGTTACAAGGTGGACAAATGCACTGTTCTGGCGTGATGTCCGGTAAGCGCGTGAAGCAAGAAGCACCGCGTATCCGTACGGTATCGGCGTGGGAAGCGCCGCGCGAGAGCAATCGACGTAAGATAGAAGGAGCCAATGGTGAAGAAGTCTGACGAGTACGACGAGCAGATGGAAGAGAAAGAAGAGAAGGACCAAAAGGGCAAAAAGAAGGGGCGCAAAGTGTCTAAACGCGGGAAGAAGAAGTCCAAGCGCGGGACAGCCAAGCGCGTGCGTAAGGGCGGCGGTAAGCGCTAATGTCCCTCACGCCGACGCAGGCAGCGCAGCAGGCGCTCAATATCGCTTCGGGCGTAGCGGGTCGAAATAATCAACCGCAAACAACCGATAACGATATGGCGCTTGCCGCGGCAGTCCAGATGCTGGCTAATGCGCTCATCGCGCAGATCGCTTCCGGCAACGTCACGGCGCCGCTTACGGTCGCCGAGCCGTATACAGGTACGCAGCCCGCGTCTGGGCCTGTATCCACACGACACTAATGGAGAAATATGCCGTTACGCGCAGGCGAGCGCTTCGAGAGCGTGTTACACGATCTCAAGCGAGGACCACATCACAAGGATCGCACACGCGCGCAAGAACTTGCGATCGCGTATAAAGTCTCGCGTAAGGGCAAAAAGTCGAAGAAAAAATACCGTAAGCGTGCAGCGAAGCGTGTGCGCCGAATGAGTAAGCGCTAATGCCAAACTTCGTTCCGCTCGGGTATTCGGGCGCATCGGCAATTGCGATGGTACAGAATCGCGTTGATGAATACACGTTGCCTACACCGGCGACGATTTTGTCGTTCTTGAACGCGGGTATCGAGCAAGTCACGGCGCGCATGGGCGGCATTCATCTTTTTCAAGCGTACCCGGTACTCAACGGGCAGAACCTGCTCACGCTCAATAACGACGTTCAAGATATTGTTTCGGCGTCGTACTCAACCGGGGACCCGACCGGAGCGAATCCGCTCCAGCCTTCGACGGTCTACCCGCTTGAGCAGTTCGATCCGATCAAGTTCATGGATTTCGCTGCGGGGTATCCCGGCGTAGGCGCAGGTCCGCCGACGGCGTTCTTGCTCACGTCGGATTTCGGCACTGGCCCAAGCGGCTCGCTGCCAGCGCCGCAGACACCGATCATCGGCCAGGTCGGCGGCGTATCTACGACCACTGCGCCGATCTATGCCGTGACGACGTACGTCAATCCTGCGGGCGAATCGACGGCATCATTGCAGTCGCAGCCATGCGTTCTCACCGGTGAATTTCAGGCGCAGGTAAGCTCTCCGCCGCAAATGGGAAATAGTACGGGCTACAGAGTCTACGCGAGCACGAATAACGGCGGTCCGTACTTTTTTCAGGGGTCTGCGGCGATCGGCTCCCCGGTCACGCTATCGGACCCGCTCAACACTGCCGGCATGCCGCCGACCGTCGCAACCGCGAGTTACCCGTCGGGCGGGTTCATGGTGATGCAGCTTTACCCGCCTGCGATGGCCGGACAGGTGAACTTGTACTACCGCGGCCGTCCGGCGCTATGGGCAGACACGACGGCCAACTCGTTCACAAACTTGGACTCGATGGCGCAGGAAGCGGCAATCCTTTGGGCGATGTGCCGCGTACTAGAGAACCGTGGCCGTGGCGATGAGGCCAAAGACATCTACATGCCGCAGCTTGCCGAAACGATCGAAGAGATCAAGACGGCAATGCAGCGCCGCCTAGTTCCGAAGAGCGGTCAGGTGCGCGATGTAAGCTCGCCAATGCACGGGTCTACGCGCCCGTTCTGGTACTGAGTATGCCCTTCTCGCGATTGGGCCCCACACGGCGTAAGACGGTCGGCACCGAAGACTTCGGCATATACGGATTCCGCGGCGGCCTAAACGTCAAGGATGTGCCGCAAGATGTGGACGATTCGCAGCTAACTGAATCCATCAACGGCTACTTGCAAGACGCTGGCGGCTGGCTCATGCGCAATGGAATGACGCAGCGCGGCACGGGGCTAGCCGGTATTGGCGCGACGGGCGGTATTCTATCCGCTGCGCGCTTCTGGCAGACAGTGAAGAACGGCGCGTCGGTCGTGCCGCCTACGGTCAAGCTACTAGCGCAAGTCGGAAATACGCTCTACGACTACGACAACAACATAGCTATTGGCATAATCGGCACGTCGAGTTCGCCGACTCCGGCCACCTACGTGCTTTGCGCCGATCCTAATAATACCCATACCGGATTCAGTGGGGGCACGAATGATGTCATCGTCATCTGCTCAGGCTCAGGCGGACCGTATATCTACGACGGCGTGAATCTCTACACGCCTGCCGGTTGGGCCGACGCGGCGGGAGCGCAGTGGTGTGCGCTGGTCAATGGGATCGTGTACTTCGGCGGGATACCGAATAACCCACGAATAGTGTACGGCGCAGGCGATGGAATTATCGCTAGCTTCGAAACGCTCCCTGGATACGCGGTGTTCAATCTCTCGTACCCAGTGACGGGGTTATCCTTACTATCCACAGGGGGTGTGGATATGCTTGTCATTGGGATGACCATTGGCGCGAGCATCCTGTACGGAACCGGCGTATCCAATTACGATCTACAGGATATACCGAGCTTCGCCGATGGTGTTGTATCCGGCTACTCGATGGTGACATATGAGGGCGCAGTATACTTTCTCGGCGGACAGGCGGAGTACACAATCGGCGGTAGCGGCGTTCCGGTGACGATCTCCGAGAACATAGAACCGTGGATACTCAATAACCCGACGATACCCGGATTTCCAATCACGAACGATCGACAGATTGCGTTCTCGTTCGTCTACAATAACCGACTGCATATCGGGTACTGCTCGAACTCGCCTACGCCGAACGTCATGGTATCGTACAATCTTCTGCTCAACGCTTGGGACGGAGCCCTCACGGCCACGCCTGGAATCGGTTGCGCGGCGGCGATGGACGCGCCGAACGACCCGCAACCGTTTCAGATGGTAATGGGATCGGCTACGACGCCCGTTATTTACGACTGGGATATTTATCCGCTTGGCGGCGAGATCGCAACCGATGCAGGCGCAAATATACCCGCTTCGATGCAAACGAAATACTTTAAAGTCGGAGTACCTGGCACGATAAAATCGCTCAAACGCGTCTACCCGGAACTGTATGTTTCAGGGGCGTTTACTGGGCAACTTACACTCTCTTTTGATTACGGCGCCACGGAAACTAATGTCGATCTTCCGCTAGCACTCGTGCCACCGGCGGGCGGCGGGATGTGGAACGTTATGGATTGGAACGTCGGCGTGTGGGCAGCACAAGCATTTTTTGTGCCGTTTGAGGCACCGAACTCACGCGTGGACGTGGACGACCAATTTGAATCATGCGCGTTTGGTATCAGTACGAACGGCGGAAGTCTACCGTGGATTTTTGGCGGAATAACGGGAACGTACTGTCAGCAGGGAAGGACGTAGTATGTCGCTTGTTACGATACCGAATGTATTTGTTCCGAATACGTTAGCTCAAGCCGGACAGGTGAATGCTAATTTCTCCGTCCTGGCAAACTTCATAAACTCGGGCATTCTTAGTCAAGCCGGGCCCAGCGGCTCGATGACGCTACCCGGCGGGATCATCATTCAGTGGGGAACGATTGCGAACGTTCCCGCGGACGGTTCGGAACTATCGTCTACAATTGATTTTACTACGGCTTTTCCGACTGTGTGTTTCGGCGTAATCGCAAACGTGACGCTTACGTCTATCGGATCGCCGGTGGCGTCGCTCGGAGGTATCGTAATTTCTAATTTTACGGTAAGCGGATTCCAGGCAATCACAACCGGCGGATCGATCGGTTCAACCGTGTCCGCCTTCTATATTGCGATAGGACAATAATATGCTCACGCGACCGACGCCGTTATGGCTGACAATGCTAACATGGCTCGCACTGGCGCTCTTCGGAGGAGTGGTCGGCGCTACAGCTCTTCCGCCTCTTTTTACGGGATCAGTGAGCGTACCATCGAATGGGCAGGTTGGGTTTACTACTACGGCGCAGCTTGTACCGTCCAGTAGTACGGTTGTTGCAAATGTGACATGCTCCGCGTTTGGCTGGGAAACTATCGGCGGCACACCGACTCCGCTGGGGTGTGTTGCTACTGGAGGTAACTTCGGTGTGCTTGGTAGCTTGGAGACATCTGAAGGCGGTATCGAATCGCCCGCTAGTAGTATGACGCTGTGCCCTAACTTTTCGTGCATGTTTAGTTTCTCATCCGCAGGCCAGTTGAATGCCCCTGCTATATCCGCAAACTCGGTAACTATTTCGACGCTTGCGCCTGAGGCTTTGTGCGCGGTATCGGGCGGATCGATAACAAATTGCGATAGTAATAATGCTCGATCTTTTTCGGTAAATTGCACGAGCGTAGGCACGGGACTTTGCAGCGGAACGACGACGGCAAATCAGTGCGTTACTGGAGAAACATGGCCTTTACTTACCGGCGCATCGAATAATCTAGAACCAGTAATCATAGGCGATACGACACCTGCGACCATCGGCCTAGTTAACGTGACTGGCGCTAGTATCGGAGCTATCACCGCTACGGTGTTTTATGTCTGTCGTTAAAAACGCCTCAGAAACTCCGTCCGTAAACCGCGCAAATCTTTTCTATAACACAGGACTACCGATACTTAAGCCACTCGTTGGACAAACGAGGATCGGATCATTTTGGTATCTCGGAATAGTCGCGATTGGCACAACAGATACGACGTTACCGCACAAGCTCGGACGCATACCGAGCGGCTATATTCTCTGGCGCGCGCAAGTTGCGGGAAGTGTTTACGACGGCTCGCACGACGGCTCAGATTGGACATCTTCGGAGATCGTGCTTCGTGCTACGGTAGCCGGTAACTATGGTATCCTGGTCGGGTAGGGAGGCACAATGTACGGAGACTTCGACGCACTGGACAAGCGCTACGTTCGACTTGAGTCGAGCGAGTATCAAGGCATTGTAGCCGGCATGCGGGACGTGAAAGAGATACGCATGGCGCTGCTCGGCGGGTTGAACGACGAGGGTAAATACATGATGGGCTTCTTTTCTTGGATCAAAGTAGCAACAATCGTCGGCGGAACATTCGTGACAATCCTCATTGGGATCATCACCGCAGTCGCTGCAACGTACATCGAGCGCGGACATTGATACTTGCGGCTTTAGTTATTTGCGCTCATAGCGTTGTACACACGCTAGGCGTGCGCTGGAGTACGCCTGCGCGCACGGCTGTGGAATCGCTTCAATCTGAGCCGACGTTTGCCGTAACCGCGCGGACTCAGCGCGCCGTAGAAATTGGCGGCATACGTCTGTACCTGCTCGGTCAGCCGCCTTCTAGTATCGTAGCCCAGTGGCGCAGGCTACCCGCCGATCTACGAACAGATGAAATAACAACGTGGGGTGTGACGCACTTACAGCGCAAAGACTATCCGGTCGTACCGGCATGGTATCCCACGCGTATGATGATCGCGGTGACGATGCCGGCTAGGCTACTTGATCCGAATCAAGTCTTGAGCGCTGATCTACTCTGCGAGGATAAGACATGAATCGTATTTGGCTATCAGGCCTAGCTACTGCCATCCTTGGGCTATCGTGCGCGCATGCGAGCGCGCAGGTAAGTCCAATGCCGCATATATGCACGGTTACCCCATCGAATATCAACTGCACGCTTGTATCCCCCACGCCAGTTGCTACTCCTATGCCGACGCCTGTGCCGCCAGCGGCCACGGCGTCCGCAGTTCATATGCTGGATAATACGGGATGCCAAGCGATGGCAGCCGCAGACTATTGGAATACGCCGGTCAACACGTGGACAGTAGCCGCAAATTCGACGACAAAAATCGCGTACGCCGCTACGCAAATCAGCGGAGCACCAAACTTGAATGCGCCTTACCGCTACGAAGTGGTACCTGCGGGTGCGGCGCTCTACGGTGTGAAGTCTACGTCCAGTCATGCGGTGCCTGCGAACATCGCGGCACCGACGCTCGTAGGCTGGCCGATTCCGGCAGATATGGCAGCGCTTGTAACGACGGGCGACGAGATGAGCGAGCTTATTCAGTTGACGAGTCCTTCAGGCGACTGCCGGGGGTGGGATGGATACGGGTTCACCGGCGCAGGCACGTCGTACTCGGCATACTCTGGGGATCATGTCCAAATGAACGGCGTTATGCCCGCCGAGACGTGTAATGGGGTAGCATCGCTTTGCGGCGAGGACATCGAAGGCGATCTCACGTACTACGAGATGAACGCTAATACCGGCAGCGCCTTAGGTGTGGTGTCAAAGCCGATTCTGCACGCGTTGCACGCAGAGTGGCCATGTAACGTCTCCGGTACGTGTGGCGGAACCGTTCCAGTAAATGCCATGAATGCATCGTTCAATTGCCGCGATACATGTACGCGGGTGCGATTGAACCCTTCGCTCGTCGTGCGCCCGAGCGATCCGAATGCAGCAGCGCTCTATGACGCATTGGTAAATTACGGCATGGACACAAGCGAGAACGGCTGCTGCTGGGGAATATACACAATTGAGCGCGCCGATAATCCGGGGTATCCCAGTTCGATTCCGGTAGCTGTATCTTATTTTTTGAGCACTCTGCGCATATCTAATTTCGAGGTCGTCGTAAAATGAACATCATTCCCGTGTCGTATCCGACTCCAGCGTTCCCTATGACTCCGCGATCGGGTACGATTACGGACATGATTGTACACCATTCGGCTGGCGCACTCACGCAAACGCCGTTGGAGATCGACGTCGAGCATCGTGCCGAAGGGTGGGCTGAAATCGGCTACAACTTCGTTATCACGCCGGACGGCGCGGTCTACACAGGACGCCCTCTGGATGTCGAGCCGTCGGCGGCCTACGGCGATAATATGGCCTCCGTGGATATTTGCCTCATCGGTAATTTCCAGGAGGACGATTCGGGCCATACGGGTCCTCCGACGAGCGCGCAGCTTGATAGCCTGTTGGCACTCTCAATCGATCTCCATCGGCGCTATCCCTCAATCTCACGGACCATCGGGCACGGGGACGTGGTGAAGATGTATTACCCGGACAATCCGGGCCCGTACGCGACCGCGTGTCCTGGGACGCAGCTTGAAGCGTTCCTACCGGATTTGCGGTCCAAGACGGCCGCCGCTCTAGGGTAACGGGCAGCCGTGCGGTATACTCTTGCTATGGCGGCAAAAGTCGAGGCAGCGCTTTGGGCGGCGTTGCACAGCGCGTATATCACCGGCGCTGCCTTATTGGCAGGTTTGCTCACGGCCGCTTCGGCGGCCGGAGCGCACTCGCTCGAAGAGTATCTCGCGTACGCCAAGGCGAACTATCTTGGGTACCTCATCGCTAATGTCATCACTCCTGCTCTACGCGCCGTCGCGGCGGCAAAAGGAACGAACTCAAATGGCTAATCCCACCATTCAAGGCGCGATTGCGGATGCGCTCGTTGCCTACTACAATGCGGACTCGACCGCAATCGAAGCGATCATCGCTAAAGGCGAAGGCGAGCTACAGACCTTCATCGTGGACGTACTTCAAAGCGTGAAGATCGGCGGCATCATCGGCGTCATTTTCAATGCAGTCGAAGGCAGCGCGGAGAGTGTAGCTGCGCAAATCATCGCGAAGTACACTCCGGCAGAAATCTACGCGCTCATCGGTGCGCTACTTACAGCCGAAGCGAAAAACCTCGGGGGCTAGCCGTGGTCGAGGTAGCAGCGCAGCACTACGCAGTGCGCGCTATTACGTCGGACGACGCAGAAGCCGCACTCGCCATAGCGCGCGAGTGCGGCTTAACCCGTTGGGAATGGCCGCAGGGGGCGTACGGCACCGTTGCCGAGGTTGACGGCGAGATTGTGGCGTTCTGTGCCGTGCGTGAGATATTGACCGGACTCGTCATCGATGAGCTTTGGTGCAAACAGGCAGCGAAGGGACTACGCGGCCTCAATCTGCTGTACTCTTGGGCGGAAGACCTGACGGCTAAATTGGGAGTGGCGCGTGGCGAGGACCTCTATTGCGGCGGAATCGTCACGCTCGACCGCACGCGCCATGCGGCAGCGATGGAGAGTCGCGGCTATACGCGACAAGCGTACGTGTACGGCAAGCAGATACCCCGTGCGGGAGATCGGATTGAATCGGAATGTCGCTAGGAAACGTTTTTAGTAGTGCGGGTAAGCAAGCAGGTCAAGCCGCAAATGCGTCAACGAATGCAACGAACCCGCAGATCGCCAATCTCGAAAAATACGAGAACACGCAGCTTGGCAATCTGCGTGGCGGAATCGCGGCAGTCGGTCCGAATCCGTACTTTGCTGCATCGCAGCAGATTAATCCATCGAGCTATGCGGTCAACCCGAGTGATACGGTGAACTTTAGTACGCCTGCTGCGCCGAACACGATCACGATGGGCGCGCCGAGCGGGTCGCCGAATACGATTCCGGCTGGTACATTCAATCAACCGCCGCCCTCGAATGGCCTCGTGCAGCGCACGCCCGGCAAGTTGGTGAATTAGTATGTACGGATCGCCGACGAACACGCTCGCGCGCAATGCGCCCGGATCGAACGCATCTACAAATTCCGGGCCTGCCCTTGCCGAGCAGGCCACGACGGCGGCGCCCGGCGGCGCATCTGGTCCGACGGCCTCAACGCAGACGAATCCCGTTGGAAGCGCGCCGTCGAATATCACGTCGGGGCCGCCTGTAAGTACCGCTCCTGCCCCGATTCAAGCATTCGGCGGAATCGCGCAAGTCGCTCCGACGTATCAGACGGCTACGGGGTACAACGCCTCGCTGGTCGATCCGAACCAATCGACGCAGGCGTACAACCAATTTTCGTCGCTCTTGAATCAAAGTCTCCAGCCAACGTTCGCATTGCAAGACCAGTCGCTTCAAGACGATCTTGCGGCGCGTGGCATATCGAATACCGGTGCAGCTTCGTACGACTTAGGTAACCTACAAGCGCAACAAGCTGCTACGATCGCCGGATCGGATACCGGATTCGTTTCGCAAATGTTTGGCGACGAGCAGGCCGATGTAGCGGCCAATCAGGCTGCGCTCAATAGCGCCGGCGTGTTCAATGCAAGCGCGCAAAATACCGCCTCTGGCGCGAACGCGGCAGCCGCAAACGCCGCAACTGGAGCGAACGCTAGCGCGTACAATAGCGACGTGCTTGCAAATTACAACGCGTACAATGCGTATCAAAATGAATTGCTTGGATTAGGCGCTCAGGACCAAGGCGCACTCCAGTCTGCTTACCTTAATAGTTTCGGGCCGCAGAGCGGTGTTACGAGTGCGTACGGCACGTCTATAGGGGATGCGGGAAGCGCCGCAAACAACGCATTTGCTGGCTCGCAGGCAGCTACTGCTAGCGAGTTTGGAACCTTAGGAACATTCGGTGGAAATTATCTTAGCTATCTAGGTCAAGGCGGTAACGGCGCCTTTAACGAAAATAACCCGGTTACGGGCATCGCGCCAGGAGATCAATAATGCACGTAGATCATTACAATCAGTATGCTCCGCTTGTCGAGACGAAGCGTGATTCCGTATCTCCTGCGTCCAAGTACGAGGATATGCAAATCAAGAACTTGCGTAAGCTGCAAGCGTCGATAAAAATGCTTTGCGTGCTCACGCGCGGGTTTTCTATGAACCTCCAAGACGAGAGTTTCTACGAGCACCATGAGTTCTTAAATTTGACCGGAACGTGGCTACACGATGCGGATTATATGATCGGCGAGCATATCCTTACTATGTACGGAAATGCGCTGCACTCTTTGCGTGAGATCGACGAATTGTCGCTGGTCAAAGACGCTGATAAGATGCTCACGCATCCTGCCGAAATCTACAATTTTCTCTTGCCCGCGTACGAAAAAGTCGCCGAGCATATGGCCGATATCTTCAAGCTCGCGGGTCCGACCGGCGGCGTTGACCCGGCCACTATCTTCCTTTCCGTGCAGATCGCGGCCAAGCTCAAGCATTTCGCTTGGGAGATCGGCGTGATGGCAAAGAAGTGGAAAACGCATGGCAGCGCTTCCGCCTAGCGCATACGCGCAATACGGTGCGCCCGCTGCGCCGCCGGTCCCGCCCGCTTATGCACAGTACGGGGCGCAGTTGCACGTTCCTCAGCAGCCGCCCACGCAGCCCGCAAATCCGAAGTCTACACGCTCCGAGCAAAAAGGCGCGGAGATTTCCGTCAAACTTCAACCGGACCCCGTTGGCGGATTACCTAAGGCTGCCCCTACACCGCCCGCGCCGCCTCCGTCCGATCCATACGTCGTTGCGCAGCAGAATGCAATTGCACAAGAAAACAAGCTCCTCAACGCGCCTCCGCCAACGCCGATCCCGCCCGCGCAATATCAAGCGCCGAACAAATACGCAATGCTCGGTGCGGCCCTTCTTACGCTGCTCGGTGGGCCCGGCACGGGCAGCGCGCTTGGTGCGGGACTACTTCGCGGCTTAAACCAAGGCGAAGAATCAAAGTTCGAGCGAGCGCAGCAGCAGGCAACGCAGGAAAATACTGCACAAGATAAGACGGAAGCGGAGAATGAAAAGCGCGTACAATTGGCAGGTACGATTGCCTCGCAGCAGGGGAATATCGAAGCGCGTCAAGACGAAGCGCAGGACCGCAAAGACGCGTTAGCCGAGAAACATAACGAATTTCTCCAAACACTTCAAGAAAAGAACGCGCAGTTCGCGCAGACCTACCAGCTTAAGTCTGCTACACTGCGCGCTTCGGTCAACCACTGGCAAGGCCAGCTTGCCGAAATGGCTGCCCGCAATGCGATCACGCGCGAGGATGCGCTTGCTGCCGATTCAGTGCATTATCAAGTGGCGGCATTAAACGACGCGAATGCCGATAAGCGCAACGCGCAAAACGGCGCGCTACGTGTGTATCTTACGCAGGCAAATCAAGCGCAGAAGCAGCTAGACGACGGCTTATCCGGCCTTCGGACGGCGGTATCATCCGGGCAAATGACGCCGGATCAGGCTTCCGCCGCAGCCGCAACATTGGTACAAGGCGCGCAAGCACGCATTGAACCGCTCATGGACAAAGCGGCACGCATTGATGCGTCGCTCACGACTGCCGGCACGGCGCCGTCGTCTGTGCCGCAGCCTTCTGATGCCGGACAAGGAACACCCGAGAGCGCCAGTCCTGGTGCGTATCCTTCTTGGTACACGCAACAGCTTACGCCGCACGCGATAGAAAACGATGCGCCGCGTACGCCGCAGAGTCCAACAATTAAACCGGGTGCGGACCTTCTCCACGCTAGCCCGCAAGAGCGCATTGCGGCGGTCACGCAAGCTTTGGGAACGTCGTCTGCCGGGCGCGGCATCGGTATGGATAACGCAAGCTATGATGCGGCGCGGCAGTTCGTCACAACGCCTGATAGCCCGGCATTTAACGAGCCTTCCCTAGCGGATTTCTACCAGAGTTTGGCCGTCAATTATCCTGCTATGAGCCCGCAGCAGGCTGGACAGTTAGGCATGGCGTGGCTGCACGCGCATGCCGCTCAAAACGTACCGCCTGCTTCGGCAGCGGCGCAGCCCGCTGCGGCTAGTGCGCCCGCGCCGAGTTCTCTCCTCGACGCGCCTGGTAACGTATTTGGGCCCCATCCTGCCGCATCTGCTTCAGCAGCGGCGCAGCCCACGTACGAGACGCATGTGCAGGCCTATGAGCCGTCTACGATTGGTTCCGTTATCTCGCATGTTGCGATGACGACGCCGGGACTCGGTAAACAGGCGATCCCGCTCATCGCGGCGATCGTGCAATCTGAGAGCAGCGGCGATCCGCGCGCAACGAGCAAGTCGGGCGCAATCGGTCTAATGCAACTCATGCCCGGGACGGCCGCAACACTCGGCGTCGATCCGCATGATCCCGCGCAAAACATCATCGGCGGATCGCAGTACCTCTCGTCGCTGCTCAAGCGCTTTGGATCGATTCCGCTTGCGCTCGCTGCGTATAATGCCGGGCCCGAAGCGGTCATGAAGTACCGCGGTATTCCGCCATTCCCGGAGACGCAGCAGTACGTCAAGCGCGTGCTGGGCCTCTATCGGCAGTTTCTCGGCACCTCGCAACAGGACGGCGCCATTTGACCGCTTGGGCGGGAGCCCCCGGCGTGGCAACGCCGCAAGCTCCGGCCCCTTCGCGCGCGCAAAGGGTGGGCAAACTGTGGACGGGCGCGCCTACCGCGCCCGATGCGCACGTGTGGGCAGGAGCGCCGGGTAACGGCACTGCGCCGCAAGAGAGCCCGATCGCTCGACTGCCGGGGAACGTGTTTGCGCCGAAACGTGGAGCCGCTTCCGCGCTCGAAGCGGGTATGGACGCGACCGACGCACCGCTTGCTTATCTCGAAGCGGGCATCTCGGACCTGGCTAAACCGGGCGGCATCACTTGGAATCCGCATGAACCGGGTTCGCAGATGGAGCAGGTCAACAAAGATTATTCTGAGGGCGGGGCGCACCAGGTCGCACAGAATGATGTCTATTTTCGACCAGGATCGCTCAAGCGCGTCCTTGCCGACCCGAGCGCCACGGAAGGGGAGAAAGCCGCGTCTCAGGCCCTTCTAAAGAATCCATGGGGGGCGGCGGCCGGAGACTTCGCTGCCGAGTTCGCCAACCCGTCAAACGCGCTTCTTGGGCCCTTGGTCAAGTACGGCGGCGAGGCGCTCAACGCTAGCGCGAGGGCAGTACCCGGCGTAGCGCGCGCGCTCGACGCCGCTGCCGATTACGGGCACGAACTCTTCAACAAGTACGCCCCGGGTCGGAAGGTCAACGATAACGTGGAATCGATTCTACGCGCGCAGGACGCAAACGCGAAGCAGGTAGCTGCCCACAATGAGGCGCTCGTGCATGCCGTGTATAACCCCCACGAGAGCGTAGGCGGGCTCAAAGGAGGCACAACGGCAGAAGAGCAATGGGAGATCAAGCGACGCGCAACGGGCGAGTCGCCAATGCCGATCGAGCAGCTACGCCAGAACTACCCGCATACACCGGGATTCACGCCGCTCGGTAAACCGTACACCCCGACGCTCACCGACGACGAGATCACGAAAGCGGCGCAGCAGTCGCGCGTCGATCATCTGGCGGCCGACCGCGCCCAACTCGATCTCGGCGCGAACCCGGACACGATGATGCAGAACTACTTTCGCATGAATCCGGGCGAGGACTACACGCTCCACAGCGAAGAGGAGCTACCCAACTCCTTCCAGCGCGCGAACGGACGTGTTACGAACTTGCGCTTCCGTGGGCCGAACGGCGCATCTAAGACGTTCCGCACACCGACTCAAGTACTCGAAGCAAATGAGTGGTACGCTGAGCACGGCAAGACGCTGCTCAATCCCGACTTCCGCATTCCGAAAAACGACCTCGCCCACTTTAATCGCGTGGCGTCCAACGTCGCGCTAGAGTCCCTACGCAAGGCGCTCATCACCGAGCCCGAAGCCGCGCAAGAGCTTTTACAGCCACTAGAAGAAGGCCTTATCGCTCCCGGCCAAGTGACAAAGGGCGTAGTCAATCCGCACACGCGCGACGTGCCCGCAGCGCACGGGATCGCCGCATTCACGCTTCGGCAGTCGAAAGAAGACGCGCGTGCGACTGCGGTTCGCCGCGCGATCGACGACGTTGCGAGGCAATTCGGTCTATCGGACGAAGACAAAGCGTGGCTCATCAAAACCCGCTTCGCTTCGCCGCAACGCCTCAAGGGACAGATCGCCGAACTAGAGCATGGCGCGCGCCAGCAGACGAAACTCGGCAACCGCGCAGCCGGGGTCGCGCAGGGTACGGCCGATAAGCTCAAAGCGCAAGCGGCTGGGGCGCTAGAAAAGCAGGCCGACGCCGAACTAGAGAAGCGTGGAGTACCGCCGACGGCGCTCGATCGCGATGCCGCAGTCGCACTTGGCGCGCGCCAGCCGCGACTACATACGCAGGTAGGCCCGCGCGAGCTAGCCGCAGCGCGTGCCGCCGAGCGTCAGGCGCGAAGCGCAGCGAACATCGCCGCAAGAACGCCGAACGGCATCGTGCGCGCGATGAATGCCACCGAGCGGCAGACTACCAAACGCGGCGCGCAGCTATGGGCGAACTTGACCGATCCGCGCCGCGGTGTCCGAGACGCATACGTTAAGGCGCGCAACGAGTACACGAAAGAGTTGACTGCAAAGTATATCAAGCAGGCGTTTATAGCGGGCGGAGAAGTTGTACCGAAAGGCTTCTCGCTCATGAGTGACATTCCGGGTCTATCCGGTCTAGAATCGGCGCATTACACCGCCGTGCGGGATGAACTGATTCCGTATTTCACCCAAGCTGGAGCCCCCCCGCAGGAAGCGAACGCCGTCGCTACATGGCTCGATCGCTTCAATTGGCTGTACCGAATGGGCGTCATCACGAATCCGATCGTGCATCCGTTCAAGAACTTGTTCTGGAACTACTTAGGCGCAGGCGGAAATCCGGCGCGTTTGACTCGCATGTTCCGCGGAGCGGCGGCACCGCTCGACGAAGAGGCCCGGTCGTACGGCGCGCATGCGATGTTTCCCGAACGCAGTGCATTGGGCGGAGACGTACAAGCGCTGCTGAACGGCACACTCGGACAAGCACCGGGAGGCTTAGGTGGAAAGATAGACTATATACTCACGCGCGTAGCGAATGCCAATAAAAAACTTGTGTTCGACCGCCTAGAACGAAATATGGCAACGGAGCTTTGGGACCACCTCTCGCAACAAAATATCGCCAAAGGCGCAGAAGAGTCTACGGCGAAACGCGATGCGGCGGAACAAGTGCGCAAGGCATTTGGTGATTACAGCAACCTGACGGCATTCGAGCAGAAATTTAGCCGGGCGTTATACTTCTATCCGTGGTTAAAAACTGTAGTTCCGTTTTGGTTCTCGGCATCAGTGAAGCGTCCGCAACTCGTTACCGCACCGCTTCGTGCGATGCAAACACACAACGCCGTAGCGGGCGATCCCAACGTAGACACCGAAAGCCTCGGCACGATCTACAACGGCACGGACGTGAACGGCCAGGCGAGCTACACATCATCAGGGTTACCGCAAACGCGCATCGAGCCTGTGCTCGACTTCCTCGCTCCGCGTGTCAGCGGGCAGACAGACATTGGAGCGGGTATCCCGGAGCGTCTGAACGCTGCCGGTCAGGTAGCGCAAGAGCATCTGACGCCGCTGCTCGCTGACGCGGTATCCTTTGGCCGCGAGCTTGCGAATAACGAAGCCGAGGAGCCAGGCGTATCGCCGCGCAATGACGTGCTCTTTGACCGCCATGCGCCGCTCGACACGCAAGCGCAGCAGATCGCTCAATACCTCGGCGCGAATAGCATCCCATTCGGGTCCCAAGTTGGTAACCTCGCGCATGCGCTCTCCTTAGCAATAACAAAAGGCAATCCGAGCCTCATCGCACCCGTACTACTTGGCGGATTTCAATACGACCGTAGGACGCCCGCCGAGCAAAAAGTGCTTGATAGATTCTTGGATACCTTTAATCGCGAGTACTTCCGCGCACATCACGATCACCAGCTTGAAGCGAACGCGTACGCGCGCTTTCGGCTGAAAGTCGATCGGTACTTGAAGGCGAACACAGCGCCGCAAACGCCGTCGTCAACGCCTTAAAATCATCGACGATAAGCACGTATACGCCGCTTTGCGCTAACCGCCTACACCACACGATTTGGGCGGGGGTGAGCCCATCCCAAGCGTCCTTATAGCGACCCGGCGCTTTGGCCTCGATCGCAAACAGCCTACCGTCGGGAAACACTCCCATGATATCCGGCAACCCAGATTGCGTGAAACGGTCGCGCTTATTATTCCAAGTTGGGAATCCTTGCGCTACGAGCCAACGACGTATGCGCAGCTTAAAAGGCGTCTCCTTCAATTGCGCCTACCGCGACGGCCGCAGTGCATCCCAATCTCAAAAATAAGCACCACAAGAGACGCGCACATAAAACCGATAAAAACCCCTTCTACCGTTATCTGCTCCACTTATTCATCGTACGGGCCAAAAAACTTATCTGAATACGCGAGTGCGATCGCACTGCCAGCGCATACTAGTACCATCATCCCGACAAGCAACGCGGCTACCATCTAAAATCCCCCAATATGCGTACTTATGTTACTCTGCCGCTTAATATGCCACGTGCGGTTATCATCTGCAAACGCGTACGCGCGTTCACGTGTCGTACTGCCATGCCCGTCGCATACTCCGCATGGCTGATAGAGCGCGTCCCGCCCGGTGCTTGCGCAAGCCGGGCAGGGCACAACATCTGCGCTCATACGAAGTTCAACGCGCTAGGAACGTCGTCATCTACGCTATCTTCTAGCGCGGAAGCGGCCTTACCGACCGATACCGTAGCGTTAGTCTGCACCTCGGCGGCGCGGCCAAGTACGTGCGTCACGCGGTTATAGACTTGGTTACCGTCCTCGTCCTTCTTATCTACCCAAACTTTTTTACCGTTCTGCTCGACAGCCTCTTGCGCTTTTTCGTTCTGCACTTTGATACGCAATAGCGGAGCACCGGCCTTCTTGTATGAGTCGCCAATCATCTTGACGAGCGCGCGCGCGCCTTTGATTGTGCAGCCCTTCCGACCGTGCTCTTCGTCTTTGATGTACTCGTCGAGCGAGAACTCCACCAGCGGCACGCCCCAAGCTGCGCACATCTGCTGCGCCTCGAAGAGGCCTTTGGAATAGAGCTTACCGTTTTTTGGCGACTTCGTGACCGTGGGGAACAGCGTCAAGAACGCCTTGAGGCCTTCTTGCTCGCCTTTGTCGAGAATCTCAAAAGAGAGTGACACGAAATTCGATGGCTTTTCTGCGTTCTCGCTCTCCTTTGCGTCGAGGGTCTTGAGCTTGACGCGCGTGTACGTGCCGACAGGCACGACATCGCCGAAGGAGGATAGTTGCGATGAACTGTAATGCTCTTGATTTTTATCGGTAGACATGATTTTACTCTTTCTTTTTAGCGGTAGGCTTGGCAGTGAGTGCTTCGACGATGCCCGCAGCGAGCGTGGATTTTCCCGATCCAGGGTGCCCGTAGATGCAGAGGCACTTGGGAACCTTATGCAAGACGCCGCACAACTTTTCCATCGTGGGGTCTTTGATGCCGTCGGGTATCTTTTTTGGATCGACCCGCTTCGGATCGACGTGAAACTTAGCTGTGTGCGCAGCCGTACGCCGCAACCATAGGACGTGCTCGCCCGCCGGTATCGCTACTTTTTCCCCTGCATAGAAGTCTGTCTCCAGCACTTCGAGCATGAATACGTCCGAGCAGGCACCAATGAGATCATCGACCATCGCTGGGTTGACGAGCGGAACGGCACGCTTGTCGAGCGTGTCCCATTGGTCTTTACCTTCCTTTGTGTGACAGACGATAATCCCATGTACTCCCCGATTCACGAGATTACGCACGCGTCTCAGTGTAAGGTTTTGCGAGCCCTTATACGTGTTGAGATACTGCTTATCTCCGTAGTACTTCTCATGCTCATTCCACAGCAGCTTACTTGGGTCGTCGCCATGCATCATGTCGCCGCGCGTGGTATCGAGTAGCACGGTGAGTGTGTCAAATATCACAGCATCGCCGGGCTCGACCTTATCCTGTAAATCGGCTGCGGCGATATCGAACGCCTTGAACGTTGGACAAGGAATGTTGATGATTTTATGTTCGTCCACGTACGATTGAATGGAATCGGTGCCGGTAGAGTCGGCATCTAGGCGATAAATGGTCGGCATCAGATGGCCTTAAACGCGCGGAATCCGATGAGCGCGCTCACTGCGACCGCGGCGACCTGAATGAGTTCTTTGTCGAGTTCGTCGAACGCATCGTCATTCGCGGCGCGCGCAACCTCACCGACTTCTTCCGTCAACACGCTGACCATCTGCATGACGCGCAGCGTCGTCGGGTTGAACATGAGATTCTCGGCTGTGTGCGAGAACTTACCAGAGGCCTTTAACTCGTTCTGGCGCGCAAGCTCTTCGATGATAGATTCGAACACGCCTTCACGTTCATCGGTGTGCATGAGTAGCTCCTTGAAGTAGTTGTATGCCGGTAGCTCCGTAGACGTTATTAACAGCGTCAACGATCGCGCCAACCGCAGTCGGATCGTCCGCATGCTCGGCGTGAAATACCACGCGCGGGTCCGCGAGCATGCCTTGGAGAGTCGCGCGTGCACCGGGATTGGTCTTATCTGTGAATAACGCGGCGTCCATTGGAGTCAATTCGCCATGCGAGTATTCCGCCTTACATGCGCCTTTATAGTGGCAGTTATCACACGAATGTGGACCGGCTTTGAGGTCCGAGCGATAAAGTCGATTCTCCAACACAGCGCGTATGAGATCGTGCGTCGTTTCTTGCAACTCTCGCCAGGTGGTTTCGTACTCGATGTCTGACATCACAATCGGCGGGATTTGCGGATACCGCTCCTCTTCTGTCCACGCGACGAAGCCTTTGCCCTTAAGATCGCGTCCGAGCGCCTGTCGAATTGGAACCCATTCGAACTCGATGTCGTTGCTAGGATACGTGCGCCACAACACGGTGGAATAAATGCGCCCCTGAAAATCAAGATCGAAGTCGAACGACGGCGCAGTCATGAATGTTTTGTAGTCGCGGCCAACGATCGTCTTTTTACCACGTGTGTAAATCAAGTCAAGCGTTACGCGGATATAAACGGCAGGCTGCGCGTCCGTCTCCCCGAGCACGCGTAGATAGATCGGCTCTTCGGCGGAAATGATACCGTTCGGCAGCGGGTGCCGATTGAGATACGCGCGCGTAACTTCCGCGTGCTCTACCGGCGCGCTGCCGGTCCACGGTAGACCGCGCGCTTCTAGCTCCAATAGCTTATGAATATCGGTGCCGGACTGCATAGCTGGACTCGCATCGCCTTTCGGCGAGAGTTGCCGCAGATACGAAAGATCGAAGAGCTTTCTACAGCGCTTAAAGTTTGAGAAGTCGGTAAATGATATGACAATAGGAAGGTGCGTCATCTGTTCCTTTCTGGCGCGGTGTATACCGCATTAGAACTAGATCGTACTACGCGCTGTATGTAAAGTCAACGGCTAGGAGATGCTTTGGGAAATCGACGTTAAATTTCTCGCGCAACGCGCGTACCGGCGCATCGATCATCGCCTCGCTAACAGCGCGCTCGACTATATCTTTGTGCTGCAAAGCTTCCGTTTTAAACTCCAAAAGGACTTCGTCGTGGATAAATCCGACGACCGGCAATCCCGCTTCGTGGCATGCGATTAGCCCAAGTTCGCTGATGTCGCCTGTAGCGAATCCTTGTACCAGCGCGTTGGTTGCTTCTCGGTGCGCGCTCTCAAACATACCGCCCGCCTTGAGGAGCGAAACGTCGCCAAAATGCCGTCGGCGCCCTGTCGGATTCTCGACATAGCCATACTGGTTCATCTCGGCCTTCACGCGTCCCCACCAATCTCGTACCTCGGGGTACGCCCGATGAAATGCGTCGTAAATTGCTTGTGCTTCGTCGCGCGTGAGCATGATGCCGTACCCGGCCGCGTAATCGATGAGTGTTTGCGGTCCACCCATATAGAGCAAGGCGAAGTGGGCGGATTTTGCGATCTGCCTTCGGCTATTTGGGTCACCGGATGCTTTCTTTTGAGCCGCCTCCGTTAGAATATCTGCCTCGCTACAACGGTACATGATCGAAGCAAAGTAGGTGTGCGGATCGAACGCAGAATCATCCGCACGGCGTACGATTAACCGCTCCACCCCCGCCATCCACATGGCCACCCAAAACTCGATTTGTTGGTAGTCCGCGCGCACGAGCACACGACCTTCGGGAGCAGAAAAGAACTTCTTAAGCTCGCGGTCCAGATTTTGAATGTTGCGCCCGCGCGCGCTCGTGCGGCCTGTCAGCACGCGAATGACCGTATACTGCGAGAAAATACGTCCGCTCTCCGATGCAGCCGCACGCTCGTACGGCAGAATATACGTGCTCATGCGCTTTTCGGCCTGACGCCACGCGAGTAGCGCATCGGTGAATGCGCACCCCGCGTGCATCTCTAGTGTCTCTTCGTCTGTTTTTATCTGCCTTTTTTTGCCCGTTTTTGGCAAATTCGTGAATCCGAGCGCAGACAACACCGCACCCACGTGCAATGTCGATCCGGGGTTAAATGGTGTCTGCTTCACCTTCGTCTTAAGCGGCTTATCGAATGCACCCGCACCGAGTGCTTTGTGCGCTTCGACGTTGACTAGCGCCAACGATTCGGCAACACGAAGAACTTGTCGCTCTTTTTCCGCAGCGACTTCGCGCGCATTGATAAAAATACCACGCGATGAGCAGGCGTCAAGCGCCAATCGAAGAGGGCGCAGAATGCTTTCAGCAACTCGTATTCGCGGTACACCTGCACGCGTTGTTTCTTGGAGAGCTTGGTATTCATAATCGAACAATCTCCTCGTAAGCACGGCGTCCCGCGCATTGTAGACTTTCAATTCTTCCGTGCCGAGCTTAGCACCATCGCGCGCTTCCTTCCAACCGCGCGCGCCGAGGTACTTCACGCACAACGACTCAAGGCCTAAAGGCTGTGTCTCGTCCATGAGGTACGCGAGCGCAGCCGTATCATAATCCGAGCGTAATCCTGTTTTTTTATCATCAAAATCCCAGCCGAAATGCGATATTGTAACGCCCTTACTATAGCGCGCAATTTCGCGCACGATCTGCTTCGCGTGCTTGCGATCTCGTGATACAAGCGCTAGATCGCTACCGCCGCAAACAGCGATAGAGGTCATTTCTTCTGTGATATTTCCCTCCTCGTCGTACGTTTCGATGTCGTATGCCACACGACGATCACAGGCGATTGCGTCATGAGTCCACGCGATCTCTTCCTGTTCTAGCCCGCGATCTCGCACACGGCGTAGGTCCGACACAACCGTGGCGCGAGACATTGGTACACGCATAACATACGCGGGATGCCACGCAGCGTACACTTCGCAGGTATAACCGAATGCGCCAAGTAGCGGTAAAGGCTGACCGCGTTTGGATGATATACCGGACAGTCCGGTAAGAGCGGTAAGCGCCACGTCGCCAAGCGCGATGATAGCCGATGGCTTGCACGACTGGACTTCCTCGATCAAGTGCGGACGGCATGCAAGTATCTCCTTGTGTTCCGGCGGCCGGTTCTTCGGTGTACGGCACCGCACGGCATTGGAAAGGCGATAATCATCTGTCTGAAAGCCGGCATCAGCGAGCATGGACTTGAGCAGCTTACCGGAGGGCCCAACGAACGGCTCTCCGGCCAAGTCCTCTTCTGCGCCGCAGTTTTGGCCGACAATGAGCACGTCTCCGCTCCCGACGCCGCCCACACCGACGGAGCATGCGCTTTCATATAGCGGGCAGCGCGTGCATTCTGGATGATCTTGCGCCACTTACGCTGCGTGCTCGCCAAATACCGCATTGCGTGCCCCGACATTGCGAAGCAGTTCGTGCAGGTCTTGCTTACTATGCAACGCGTGCGCTACGGTCATATCGATTGTGCCTGGTATGTTGTAGTAGGTTATCTGGCGAGGCTGGTGCTCCAAGAAAATGCGATCGCGGCTTTGCTTATCATGTACGAACGAGAAGGTCCGCGAGAGGTACAAGGCGTGGTGCGCGCTCGATAGCGATATACCTTGACCGCCCGATTGAATCTGTACGACGATCACCGCCGCATCCGCATGAGCTTGGAACGCCGAGCGCTGTTGTTCGCGCTCTCGCCCGTCCAGTGATCCGTTTATCACGTAGATCGGTATACGGCGTTTTTTGAGCTTATCCGCAAGCACTCTTCCTTCTTCGACCCAGCGATGGAACACTACGGCCTTTTGTCCCGCTTCGACGATCTCACTTAGGTCTGCGAGCGCTGCATCGATCTTGCATTCGTGTATGGATACAAGGCGATCCGTTCCGTCTGACGCCGGAAGAAAGCCGGACGTGAACTGCTGCAATCGCAGCATGCGCGTTAATGTATGATCGGCGAGCATCGACACCGGATCGCCCTCAGTTGCGTCGAGAACCCACTCCTTTGCGAGCTTGCGGTACGCCTGCTGGAGTGGTTGCGGTAAGCATACATTTCGATTCGTGAACGTGTATTCATCCGGCCCAAACACATCCTCGCGCCGAATAACCGATGCATGCGTTTTTAACAGCCCGTCGAGTTCTTGTACGTTCACGTAGTCGCGGATAATCGACGGAATGTAAAAATCGCGCACCGTGTAGCGCTCCATGAATGCGCCGTGGCTTTCTGTGTACGCGCCGACCATGTAGAGCGGGGACCACAGATTACCGCGATGATTGGGCGTCGGCGTCGCGGTGAGAGTACGAACATACCGTGCGCCCTTGGCGATACGCCGTGCGGCCAAGCCACGGTGCGACGAAGGCGAGGCCGTCTCGTGCGCCTCGTCGCACACATAGGCTTCGATGTTGTCGTACAACAAGTCACGCAGGCCCCACAAGGCGTCGATGTTGAGCAGCAGGACGCCCTTCCACTCAGGCTTACGGCTGCGCCCTGGACGAAGCAGCGCACGCACCTTCTTAGAAGGCAAGTCGTAGTAGGGCAGTACAGGCAACCCTGCGGCCTTGAGGGTGTTCTCCCACGGGTCCGTACACGTCGAAAGCGGCGCGGTCACAAGCATGCGCTCAACACCGATATTTGCGAGGCCGCGCAGCCACGCGCACGCAACGACGGTCTTACCCAAGCGCGGGTCTGCGTGGATCGCATGCTTGGGTTTCGACCAATTGCCGAGGAGTTCGCGCTTCTGCCATGCCCGCAGCGTGGGCAGCGCGTACGCGCCCAAGTCAAGCATGCGGCTAGCCCTTGCGCCAGAACTCGTCGAGAATGCGTTGCGCTCCTTCGCGAATGAGGTCTGAGCGCGAGCGGCGAGGGCCGTCTTGCGATAGACGCGCGGCCGTCCGATCGAGAAGCTGACGCATCTGCTGCGTCAAATAGACCTGCGTGCGGACGTATACCTCTTTCTTCATGGCATACATCGTACACCGTTAGGACTTACTGTGCAAGTCTCCGGCGCGTAGCAAGCGCGCTCGCGCACGCAAGCCCTCCTGGTAGCCGCTAAATAGTGCCTCGTCGATCGGACACATCGCGTGGCCGCAGGACGGGCAGCAGGTCATGTACTGCCTCAAGGTCGCATCGGCGACCCAATCGAGGTAGTCCGCTACGTCTGCAAGCGTCACGGCTAGAAGCAGGTCGAGCCGAACGTGCCGCTTGCACACTGGATAGTCGGCTCTTTGACGATCTGGAACACACTAATGGAGAGCGCCGAAAACAGCGGTTTAAGGTTTGTCGTATAGTTCCACGTGTCGATTCCAGCCGCCGAGAGTCCGAAACGCAACTCATAAGAACTGCCGGTATCGGTGATATAGGCACCGTAGTTCTTAAGCTGATTGCATACGAGTTGCCCGATGGTCGTGTATGAGCCGCACGAAAACGACGGCGCGAGTCGTATAAGGTCGCCCATATGAAGTGGATGCGTGCATGCCGATCCGCCGCAGCCGGTATCCGCTACTGCACATGCGCCTTGGCACGTCGCGGGAAACACGTAGCCATCTGCCGAGAGTCCGGTTCCGCCAGGCACGATGAGCGAAAGCGGATGATTGATCGCTGGCAAGCTCGCATCTTCGCCCCAATCGATCACGCCGGTCATCGGCATGCCGGAAACCTGCCCGGCGTCGTCATAGATGAGCTTACCAGCGAAATTCACATTGGTTGGCTGCGTGTAGTAGTTATTATTCAAATGCGCGTGGAAGCCCGCGCTCGCGGCAAATGTCGTACTTGTAGACTTTGATCCGAAGGTTTCCCATAGGTCGCAGGTATCGGTTGTGATGACGTGCGCGTGGGCGTCCGAGAGCGACTCGATGAATCCGCCTGTACCGCCGAACCCTGTGCCTCCGCCGTTTCCATTGCAACTCGTCGTGCAGTTGATCCAGGGGATCGTCGCGCCCGAACCGTTGTTCATCGGCGGATTGTGGCCGCCATTCGTGCCGACCACTTCGAGATTCGTAGCGCTTGTGCCAACATTCATTTGCTCGTCTGGCGCGTCGTCTCCGGTATCGAACGATCCTCCGGGAAGCTGTGAGATGATCGTCGCGCTATTCGGGTCGATGGATGCTGTTGAGAGGTTTCGATCGACGACTAGATCGTTATTTCCGAACACCTTACAGCCCTGGTAGGCGTAGGACGTTGCCGTAGTGCTGCCGGAAATCGCGATCGCGACAACGAGCGGTGAAGCCGACGATCCGGTAAAGCCCCAACCGACCGCCTGCGATCCGCTCGCAGCCTGCATAAGGTACGCCGCGCCGTCAAAGAACGTGTCCGCTACCGGAGCAGCGCTCGACTCAGCTACGCGATACCAGCCTAAACCGTTCGGTGTTTTTGGCGTCTGAAGCTGCGTCGTTCCTGATCCACCGGCGAAGGCCGCCGACAGGATCAAGTCGTTCGCTTGCGTCGGCGCAATCGCAAGATTCTGCGATCCGGTTCCACTGATTGCACCACTTGATGCGTCGATGGCCAAACCCGTACCGGTTACGTCGTATACCGTGATGTCGTTCGTCGTTGTGTGCCCAGTGCCGTCGTCCGGTGTAACCGTTGTCGTAACGGAACTGGCGACTTGTGTGCAAGTATTCGCCGCAATCGTCGAGCTTGACGGTGACGCGCTAGAGCGCAGCGTCCATCCCGAAGCGCAATTTCCCATATTGGATGCACCCGCGTTTTCTACGACCGCTATGAGTACATCTCCGTCCGCGGGAGCGGACATCATCGTACAACTCGACGACCCGACCGAGTGGCACACCGGCTGCGCGAGATCGGGGCCGGCTGCACTTCCGCCGCTCGACGCTGGTGCTATCATATCGAGCACTTCGAGTTGGTGCGCGAAACTGTTCGTAGAAGACGCCGACCACTGAACAGAATACGTTCCTGCTCCGTTAGGTACGTCGGCCTGCGTGAATAAGTGGTTTGAAAAATCTCCTGAATCTCCCCAATTCGTTGCGCCTGATGGAGCGAAGCCCGTAAGCGTTAATCCGGTTGTGCCAGCATCGACCGCTGCGATGGCAAAATCATCCGGGTTGGAAGCCGTGACGGCGTTGGTGATAAACGGTCCTGCGCTTCCGGTAAGCGTGCTTGCATTCACGTTGTTAATATCAAACGGAGCGGATTGATTTTCGCCGCTTACGTCGATGACCCACGTGTCACACCGACCGTTCGGCGTGCCGCCCATTGGGTACGTGAATGTCTCGCCACTCGCGCCGTTGGAAATGGTGAACCACTCGACATACACGAGGCTGTTGGTCACAGTGTTTTTTTGCGTGAACCCGCTCGGAGGAACGGTCAGTGTGCCAGTTGTCGTACTAGTCTTCAGGATGATGTCGATGAGGTCACCCGCCGCGGGCTGCATTGCCAGCGTGCCGGTTGTGTTCGAAGCGGCACAATTCGCAGCCGCAGCGGCAGGATTTTGTGCAAGCTGCGGTCCTGGCACAGGCGTCGGCGTGGGGGTCGGGCTAGGCGAGGGCGTCGGTGTTGGGGTGGGCGTTGGAGTCGGTGTAGGCGTTGGAGTAGGCGTTGGAGTCGGTGTAGGCGTAGGCGTCATAGAGGGCGTGGGGGTCGGAAGCGTCGTACTTGCGCTTCCTCCGTTCGCCGCATAAACACAGTAAAAATTAATTGAAGCCGTGCCAATGAATGGAGTAGCAGCGCTTACTTGAATAGCGCTCACGGCTGCTGTAGACGTGAAATATAAGCCGTCCGCAGAGATCACCGCCTGCGTTGTGCTACCCCCTAAAGCCACTACGCCCGTTGTCCACTTGCTCGTGGACAGTTTAACGGCAAGTGAGGGCGACCACGATCCGTTCACGTCTACGCTGCACAATGTTTGCCCGTTGAGGTTGAACCCGCAATTCGGCGTGTTGGTGTTGATCGTACACGCGAATGAGTACGGATTCGGGCCGGGGGACGGCGCAATCTGCGCGGATACTTGACTGCTTGTTTGGTACAGACCGAGCGTCATAGCGAGTATGCAAAGAATTACCGCGCATATCCGATTCATTTGATATAGACTCCCACAATATCTGAAATCGAGCTTGTGCCGCCGCTCCACGTGCCGATAAGACTCGGCGCGAGCATAGACGTGAGCGTTGATGTGGCGAGCGCGTACGAGCTATTCGTCGTGAGGTGCAGTTCGCTGGCCCATCCTGTTGAAAATATTGCGGTTTCGGCGTTTACGTTTGCAATGGCCAGCGCAACGCCGAAATCATTGATTGCAGTATTTGTCACCGTGAGCGTTGCCGTTGCCGGGTTAGCTGCCACAGCTTCCACACACCCGCTGCCATCGAACGTACCCGTTGTGCCGTTTCCTGGAAAATTTTTTACTTCCGTGATGCTAACCACCGTTGTGCCGCCGAGTTGATCGAAGGGCTGCTCAGTCGCGGGCTCGCCGGGAACTGCTATACGCCACGCCAGTTCGCAATCGTAAGTCGCTTGGGAAATAAAAGCTATCTGGGTCCAGCCTATATTTGTGCCTTGGTTAGTTTCTTGCGTGGCCATGTACATGGCTACAAGCAAATCTCCGGCAGCCGGGGTTGCACTGAATGTCACGTTAGGCGACGCGCCAGGAGATGCGGTTGCGATCATCGCAGCTTGCACGAATCCCGGCGTTACACCTGGCGTCGGTGTTGGTCCGGTATTCATGAATAGCCAATTACACGGACAGGCCTGCTGCGCTTGAGCCGGTAACGCGATGATACCGAGCGTAAGCAGCGCGAATGCGATCCAAGCAATCCGGCGCATTAGGGTCCGATGTATCCAGTAAGTAGCACTGCGATGCCGCCTAACGTTGTTCCCGCGCTTGTGATGCATACGGCATTCGCGGCTGTAGGCGCAAGCGGCGTTTGCAAATCCGCGCCGGTCTGGGCAACAGTTACGCCGGTCGGCGCGTTGAAGAGTGGGCCGATCGAGGTTGTGCCAGTGCCGCAGTTGGTACCCGTTCCAAATTTTACTTGGATCGTGGCGGCTGCGTTCGTAGCGGTGCCGATAATCACGATGTCGGTCACGTAGTTTTTTAAGCCAGCGGCAGGCGCCGCTTGGCATTGTGCCGTTGCGGCCGACGCGATCGCGAGCGAGCAGTTAAACACGTCTGGTCCGCCACGTCGTGCTGCAACTCGCGCAATGCCGGTGCCTTCTTCCGTCTGCGCGTCCCACGTTGTGCCGTTCCAGACGTAGTTCAGTCCGTTCACGATATTCGCGTTCGTTGGCGAAAACGCGGCCGCGGTCGGGGCAGCGGTCGGCGCAGATACGCCAGAGACGACGTTCGTGTTGACTGCGCCATTGGATTGACACTGTACGGCAATGCTGTTTCCGGCCGTTGCATTCGGCGTTGCCCCGGCAGGTACGGCACACTGCACCTGCGCGATGCTAGGCGGAGCGGCAGTCGGCGCGGCGCCTGCGCTAGCTGTGGCAAGCGGCGTTGGCACAGTCGTCGGAATCGGGGTTGGGCAGATACCTACTCCTGCGACGATCACGCAACTCACAGGCTGCGGTGAGGCGGTCGTCCATGCGATCGGCGTCGCGCCGGGCGCGGGAGTTGTGACGGGCAACGGGTTCGCCGCTGTGTACGGCGCCGCTGAAGCGTTCGCGGGAACGACGATCTGCGCGTTGCCGGGGGAACTTGTCGGGAAGGTTTGTCCTCCCGCACCGCAGCCGGAGATGCACACGAACCCCGGAGTGTTCTGGATCGTGACGCCGGGAGTGTTGGTGACCGTTACGCTGCCCCCGCCTCCTCCGCCGCTGCCTAGCCCGAGTGCTCGTGAGCACACCTCGTCGTACGTCCAGGTTCCACCCGCAATTGCGCTTACGTTGACCCGAAACCAGGTGAGGCCGGTTGAGGCGATGTTGCCGACATACGTGCCGTTCGCCGACACGATGCCGGAGGTCCCAAGCGTAGTCGCCGTAATCCACGTTGCGCTCGTACTGTTCTCCGGATGGTTTGAGGCGACTTGCGCCGTAGCCGTAACGCCGCTTCCCGTGCCGCTCACGACGAGAGAGCATGTACTGTAGCCCCCAATACTCAACGGCAGGGCTACCGTGGCTCCTACGGCCGTCAACGACCCGCCAAAGTGGGTGAATGCGGCGGGCGTGCTCGCCGCACCGCTGCTTTGCGCGCCGCTCATGAGGGGCACAAGTGCTGATGCTCCAATGAGTAATAGCGCGAGCTTTGCGCCGAGATTGCGGGAACGCCTCAAAGCCGTGTCCTCTCTGACTGCGGGAGATTGTCACCGTGATTGTACCAGGCCCAGAGAAATGACGCGAGCTTTGGCACGCGGGTACCCCTCAATACGTGTTACTTTTTTTGAACATATATATACCATATATGTGTTTCGTAAAACGAACACGCATATTAGCTAGACAAAAAGCGCTTATATCGGTACAGAGTTTGCCGGACGACTCCAAGTGCAGCGCACACCTCTGCGGTTGTTTTTCCCTCACCAAGCAGGCGCTTAGCTTCCTTCATCCGCCAGCGTTTTGTCCGCTGTAGGTGCGACGTGCTCGCCTCGTCGAGGTCAAACTGATAGTGCGTAGCGATGCTGCGCGCAGATTTCACTAGGGCGCGGGCGTACATTTTTGCCCAGCGGGCATCGCCTTTTTCTTTGACTCGCTCTTGCCGACGATGTAGTAGCTCATGCCACGGGAGCGGGTTCTTTGGCACGCGGGTACCCCTCAATACGTGTTACTTTTTTTGAACATATATATACCATATATGTGTTTCGTAAAACGAACACGCATATTAGCTAGACAAAAAGCGCTTATATCGGTACAGAGTTTGCCGGACGACTCCAAGTGCAGCGCACACCTCTGCGGTTGTTTTTCCCTCACCAAGCAGGCGCTTAGCTTCCTTCATCCGCCAGCGTTTTGTCCGCTGTAGGTGCGACGTGCTCGCCTCGTCGAGGTCAAACTGATAGTGCGTAGCGATGCTGCGCGCAGATTTCACTAGGGCGCGGGCGTACATTTTTGCCCAGCGGGCATCGCCTTTTTCTTTGACTCGCTCTTGCCGACGATGTAGTAGCTCATGCCACGGGAGCGGGTTCTTTGGCACGCGGGTACCCCTCAATACGTGTTACTTTTTTTGAACATATATATACCATATATGTGTTTCGTAAAACGAACACGCATATTAGCTAGACAAAAAGCGCTTAACGGCACGCACAGATAGTTGCAGCCTCCCGGCTATATCGGCGCTGCTTAGGCCGTCGTTCGAGAGTTCCCGCGCAAGTTGCCCGTGATCTACGCTGCCCGCCTCCGCCAAATCGGCACTCGTTCCCCCTTCGGGTATCTCCTCGACTGCCACGACCACTCGTAGCTTTTGTGGCTTAAGACTTCCGTCTCGCTGGCGCTCCATCTGTACCTCCCCGGTTACCGGGTCCGTGAGCACTCGCTCTTCGGCGTCCAGACGAAGCTCGTATCCTGGTTCCGGGTAATTTCCGACTTCATACGCTAAGCGGCTCGATCCGCCACGCGGGCGCGTGAGTTTGAGCACTACGCGGGCTACGTTGACCATCTCAGTCGAGCCCATATACGACCCGTCTGATCGACGATCGTGGAAGCTCCCGAGCACCGTAGCACCCGTACGCTGAGCCATTTGCGCGAGAGGCTCTAAATTTCCGCGTGCGCGCGTGTTTTCGAGCGTACCGCGCGGCGCGGAAAAATGAGAATAAATCGAATCGAAGTACACAAAGTCAATGCGGTGCTCCGTAACAAGTTCTTCCAACTCCGCTACGTCGTGCGGAAGCCGGAAAGAATCGACCCACCCAGCAAGACGGCTGTTCACTGCACCGCCAATAACTGCTCGACCGCGGAAGCGTGCATGCGGCTCCTCGACGCCGATATGTAGAAAGGTTCCGCCTGCTTGCGTAACGACAGTACTCAGCCAACTTCCTGTCGTCGATTTGCCGGCGGCTTTCGCGCCGTAGAGCATGACCAATTCGCCTTTTGGCACGAATCCGTGCAGCCACCAATCTGCGGGCTCCCCGACGATTGGTGTGTCCCACACAAGACGCGATCGCTTGATTTCGAATGACGGGTCGCCCGCAGGATGCGCAGCGATCGATCGAGCAATGCGGCGACAGTCGCGCTCCGTATACGGACGGCGCGGGTCTTGGTCGAGTGTGCCGTTAGAGGTTACGGCGAGCAGCAGATGATAGATTCCCTCCTCCGAAAAACGCCATAGTTGATGTTCTCGAACCCATCCAGCTAATGCCACGAGTGCGTCATCTTGCACACCTTGTGGCAATCGATCTTGCTCCCATGCATTCTCTATTGCGGGCGCCTGTCCACGTTGGAATCGTGCGAGTTCGGCAGAAGAAAGCGGGCGAATCTCGTCGCTCACTGCTGCGCCCACTCCCAACGTCCATCGAGTGTGACGCTTGGAGGCGCGACCACGTATCCTCCTGCGGCTTGAATGTCTACACCTTGACAGAGTTTGCCCTTACGCCCGCGCCAATCGGGTGGCGTTGTGTAGTAGTAATGGACACCGCCAGAGGGAGTTCGCGCGACAAGCTGCGTGTCGGGTAGAGTGCCGTGCTCGGCCGTCCATCGCAGCAGTGCCGCATCTCCGCCGTTCCGCGGGTCCACGTCGATAACGAGCAGATTTGAGCGTCCACAATCTATGCCGATATTCGCCTGCGGATCATCTTTCCACCAGGTTTCTATTTGTTTGAGTTCACGTGTTGCGTCGTTGAGCCCGTGCGATCCGATGCGCGGACGCTTTCCGTACGCTTTAAGCGGGAATATGAACCAGCGTAATAGTCGTGCGTAATCTAGCGCAGTTTCAGCTAGCGGCGCATCGGGTAAAAAAAAATTCAACAATGCCCCATGAAGTTGACCTTCGGGCAGCGAACGTGATACGCTATCCATTGCTACTTGACTCCTTACTCTGTCGAAAAGAGCCGCCCTTTCCGGGGGCGGCTTTTGCGTATTCCGGTCTTTGATTCTACTCTGCTTGCAATGCCGACTTCAAGCTGCCGTGTGCGGCTATCATTTGTAGCCCGCGCGCGGCCGTTCGAGAATGGTCAGCTACACGCATAGCATACGCGGCTATCAGTATATGCTCTACAAATATATCTAGCCACTCTGCCATATCGCATAGAGTTGTGCATTCATTTCCTGCCGCTTCGACCTTAGCTATCAGCACGCGCTTCAACGCCCGGCGCTCTCCTGCGGGCGCGGCTTGTAAAGCCACGTCGATTACGGCGTTTGCACGAATGAGTACTGCGCGGTCTATTCCTATTTCGTTCACGCTTTTATCCTATTTTTCCACGTAGCGCTCTAGCGCTGCTGGCGCGTGAATCTTACAGAATGCGCGAAATCCCGGCAAATTTTCAAAAAGCGTGACCTTTGTGCGCCATTGTGGAGTGTTCCGGCCAAGTCGAATCTCTTGGACAGTGTCGCGGTGCAGTCCAGTAGCATCTGCAATGCGCTGATCGGACCATTCACTTTTTCGCTTCCAAGTTGTGAGCGCTTCGGCGAATACGTTATGCGTAACCACGTAATCGCTCATTTTTTCGCCTCCTCCGTGCCCGTGTCTGCCAGGTACGCGTCCGCCCACGCGGCCGCCGTCGCGCGGTCGTAGTCCGCCCACGCGGCCGCCGTCGCGCGGTCGTAGTCCGCCCCCGCGGCCGCCGTCGCGCGCTCGAATTCCGCCTGCGCGGCCGCCGTCGCGCGGTCGTAGTCCGCCCGCGCGGCCGCCCTCACGCGGTCGTAGTCCGTCTGCGCGGCCGCCGTCGCGCGGTCGTAGTCCGCCTGCGCGGCCGCCCTCACGCGGTCGTAGTCCGCCCACGCTGGCGCCGTCGCGCGGTCGTAGTCCGCCTGCGCGGGCGCCGTCGCGCGCTCGAATTCCGCCCACGCGGCCGCCGTCGCGCGGTCGTAGTCCGCCCGCGCGGCCGCCCTCACGCGGTCGAATTCCGCCTGCGCGGCCGCCGTCGCGCGCTCGAATTCCGCCTGCGCGGGCGGGCGGAGGAGATGCGATGCAGCCCACCGCCAATCGAAGTCAGCTGCATGCGCAACACAGCGCTCGCGTGTGACCTCGATCGAGCGCCCGAAG